TGCTGCCATTGCAGCCTTGTGAATGGTCTTAGGCATTAGCACTCCAGTCCCATTGTTCGGCGATCTCATCCCATTGAAGGCCGAGTTCGCGAAGTTGAATGCAAGCGTACAAGCGGCGAACATTGCCGCGCGAGTAGGCCCATGTAGGAATGGTCTCGTTGGAAGCCAACGGCGTCCAGTCATTCGTCGCAATGATCTCGTTGGCAATGAGCACAACATCCGTCGACCTCATGCGTAACGGGATGGTTGATACCACAACTTGTGCGATGCGGTAATAGAGGTCCTCTCGAAACTCTCCGGCAATAATAGCTTGCCTTAAGTTCTTGTTGGTAGCACACACAATGCGAGGCGACACATGAATCTCCTCGGTGCTGCCGACTGGCGTAACCGTTTTGTTCTCTAGCACACGCAGCAACTTAGCTTGCTGGTGCAAAGGCAGATCGCCGATCTCGTCAAGGAATAACGTGCCGCCGTGCGCCGCTTGAAAGAATCCAGCGCGATCGCGCAGTGCACCGGTGAATGATCCCTTGATGTGGCCAAACATCTCGGACTCGAACAGTGAATCCGTGATGCCTGCGCAGTTGACGGAGATGTACTTGGCCATAGTGTGCAACCCGCTAGCATCCAGCGTGTGCCGATGGCCGAGTCGCTTGGCCATAATATCTTTGCCGGTGCCCGACTCACCTGTTATCAGGACCGACATGTTGAGATCACGCACCTGATCAATCAAGCTAAGCTGGCTGAGCGTGAACGGATCGTCCGTGATGTAACTGTTTTCAACGAGTCTGCCGTCCCGTGTCATGCGCGCTCGTGTCTTGAACGCCTCGCTTGCTACTGCATAGGGCAGCTTGTGTCCAGTCTTAATTGTTACGGGCATATGATATGTTTATTTCTCGTCTTCGTCATCGTCGTCATCGCCGTCGTCCTCGTCGGTGATGATACCATCTTGCACTACCTCCTTGGATTCCTTGATGATCTCAGCCTTGTGGCCCTTGCGAATCCCGGTAGCCATAACATCTTCGAGATCTCCCTCGATGCCCGTAAGAATCTTGATGCTGCGCAACTTGGGCAGCAATCGCGGAAGGACATGCTGCACAGGCAGTGTATCCTTGAACATGAGGATGATGTGCGACACATCTGACTGCGTCATGACACGGGCGCACCGCCCGAACGCCTGCAAGAACTCCTCTGCCCAGTAGCAGACAGTGGCGATCAACTCGCGCGGCCGGCCACCCTTGATCTGATTGTCCAGATCGATGCCAGTGCCACCGCTGGCGAACGTGAAGATGCAACCCAGTGTTACATCTTTAAGGAACTTGTCGAGTTCCACCTCACGCTCGAGGTCAGTCTGCTTGTCAAGCTTGTAGTCCTTGAGCATCTCCGTGCGCTCGATCTGCTCAAGCTTAGTCTCGCCGCGCCGCAAGCGAGCCTTGTTGTATGCCCTAGTGCGCGTGAACTTCGCTTTCTCCTTGCGGGTCAGGAAGAAGTAGTCATCTTCGGGAGGCTCACCGAATGCCTCCGTATACTTGAGGATCTCCTCGTCGGCACGGCTAAGAATCTTAGCCATCTCGGCAGTAGTGTAGCACTCCGACTGCTCGATGATCTTCTCGCCGCCCCAGATATAGGACAGCTCTTCGCGTTTCCATCCACGCTTCGCAAGGATGGCGCTCACCGAAGTGACCGTGTCGATGAAGCACACGGCGAGTACGGGCGCGATGCCTCGAGCACGTGCGCGGCACATGTAGTCTGCGTAGACAGGCGCCATCAAGACCTCCGCGCATCGTCGGTAGATAATGAACTGCGACATAGACGTGTCGCCAGCCACGCCGCCAGAGGATTCAACCGCACGGATGTAATCCGCCTCCGCCGCCATGTACTTCTCCTTGGTGGCAGCGCATGGAAAGTCTACCAAGTCTACGCGATTGGTAACCTTATAAGGCAGCTTGTCTTCGGGCGGCTTGACCATATGGATGCCCAAGTAATCATTGTACTTGCGCATTGCAATAGGATCTGCCTGACTTGAATCGCCACCGAAGCGGCCAAGAAACGTAGCCATGTTCTCATCGGTTGCCAATTCGGCAGCGATGTTGAACAGCATCGTGTCATTCAGACACACGGCCGGCGTGGCAGACGTGAAAATATAGAAGCACTTCTTGGCAGCTATGCTAGCCATGATGCCGCGCGCACGCTTGGTGCATTTGGCACTGCGCTTCTTGAGCATGTGACATTCGTCGAACACCACAAGATTCAGTGGCTCGACGAGTGCCGACACAGGGAATGTGAATGCATTCCCGAACATCTCTACTGAGTTAAGCAGTAGCTCGCCAGTCTTCGGATCACGCTTCCACTTGGACGCGTGCTTCTTGGCGGAGAGTGCATTGTAATGGAACACGCCAACCTCTGCGTCCATCTTATCTTGCACGTCACCCGTGCAATGTAGGTCGAAGAAGTTTTCAATCTTCCACCGCGTCGACCAGACGGCAGGCTTCTTGGTAAAGATGCACGCCTTGGGCAAGAGGAAGTTATCCCCGTCGACCGTGCCGCGCCGCTTGAGCCACTCGATGAACGCGCCGAAGACCACAGTCTTGCCGCGGCCAGTGCCCATTGCCACCAGCACGGCCCGCTTGCCGGCCTCGTATGCTGCGATGATTTGGTCCAGCGCTTTCTTCTGCTGCGGGCGCAGTTGAACTTTAGCAAAGGCGACATTGTTCTTCACCACAGTTTCGAGAACTGCGGCCGACTCGATGGCCTTGCTGTCGAACAGCGCCGTGCTGCGCGCGACGGCGCTAGACACGAACCAGTCGAGGCACATCTCCCAGTTCTCACGCTCCCATGGCAGGGAGGTTAGTCCCGCTGAGATTTCGTAGTTGAGTTGGACGCTAAGTCCGGCCCAATCCTTAACCTTTCCCAGAGCAATGCGCCCCTTGGCGCTAGTGCACTGAGCTAGTGCGGTTGCACGGGTGCTATTTGCAATCCGTGTCTTCTCCATTTCTTGTAGGCCCAGTGCCTTCTTCGTTAACGTGATGGGCATGTTAGTCCTTCATCAGGTGTTCGTAGAGGCATGCCTTGTCAACTGGATCCACTGTATGGAACATGACAACACGCATGGCGCGGCATTCCTCCTCCATCACTTTGCAGACTCGGCCTGCATTCGAGACTTTCAAGTTCAGCGGCGCGCGCTTCTTGCTAAGTTGTGCGCGGAACTTCTCGACCATGGCTTCATGTTCGGTATTCTTAGAGTTGTATAACTCCATAAACTTAGCACACCTGACACTCAGTGCTTCGAGCTTGGCGCAAGACTTTGAGTATGCTGCCAACATTTTCTTTGTTTTCTTATTCATTTGATTTATCTTTGTTTGTTTTTCTGTAAGGTGCTGCGACCCACACTTGTCGCAGAAGGTCTTCATCCAGCATGTCGATTAGCACGTCGAAGAGACGCGTCAGATCATAGTTGGCTTTCGAGGCCAGCTTTAGCATGGAGTCGCGCGTCCATGAGATCTTGTAACCGGGCGCCAGAGTGCAGAACTCCGAGGCAACACGCGCCAACCAGTCTGCGCAAATCTTGCGATAGGCCAGCTCTTCCTGCGTGTACTCACGCAACGCATTAGATGCCGCGCGATCTGCGCCCAATCTAGTGCGCAACATGAACGCGCGGTGCCGCGAGCGCTTCCAGTCCGGCGCGCGCCAGAGAATGTAGAACTTATTCTCCGGCCCCGCTACCTGCACATACAAGATGTCAGCATTTGGATCCGCATCTTTGACTGCCAGCGCAAGCGCCGCTGATATTACACGGCACTCACTGCTGTGAAAGTCCGTGATGTGGCGCATTGCCCATGCGCGCGGCTCGTCCAGCGACATGTCGTCGGTGAAGAATAACAGGTCGCCTAATTCATGGGGTGTTAAGGAGATCATATCTGTAATGGTCGTTACAGTTTAAACGGTTTTGTCATAGGCAAAGTTAAGCCCGCTGCCTTGTGAGCAACGGGCTCCGTTTGACTACGCCTTACGCTTGGACTGCTTCGGCAGTCGCGTCGGCGACGGCCTCGACCGGTGCGCGCTTGGCCTTCGCACTGCGAGTCTTGGCCGCCTTCTGGAGGGTCTCCTCGCGAGCCGCGATGGCCCACTTCACGGCCTTCAGCTGGCCGCGGAGGGTGATGAGATACTCGACGAGTGCATCTTCCTCGCGAATGTGACGACCAACCGCGGAACTCACCGCGTCCCAGTCGATGGGCTCGCCGGCACCCATCTGGAGACGGAACTCCAGCAACGGGATGATCTGGTTGTTCAGATCGTTGTGCGCAGCGCGCAGGTCTTCGATGCTGGTCCCGGCCTTCCGGGTGGTGCGCGGCGAAGACAGGTCCTTCGCCATCGCCTCTTCGGACCACTGGGTCTCGCCAATGTTGACGGGGTCGGGCACGTAGGCCCGGTCGCTGGCCGTGGCGAGCCACGGACCAAAGATCCGCTCCGTCAAAACGAGACGGTCAGAATCGTTTTCGCAAGCAGCGATCGCCGCCACCACGAGCGCGAGGACCGAGTCGACCGTTGGAATGGACGCACGGAACAGGGTCTTTGCGGCGGCCGTCTTCGTCACGCCGCCCGACACCGTGGTGTGCTCGGGCGTGTGGTACTCCAGCATGGGGAGCCGCGCCGCGCCGATGCTGATGAACAACGGCTGCCCGTTGTCGTCAAGGACGGGGCTGACCGTCGTCTGAACCTTGTCTTTAACCTTGTTACTCATTTATTTATCTTTTAGTGTTTGTCGGGAATACAACGTCGTGTTGTCTAACCCCTTCAAGCTTGAACACACGCTGAGCTATGTGCGTGCCAAGCCTGTATGGGAGCAGACTACTCTATCAATTACCGCCAGCCAATTGCCCGAGACATTCGGGTGTCAACTCACTTTCATCCAGTATAATGTCGTCTCGCTCACGCACCAGTGCGCTGACACGATCGAACTCCGGGCCGGTGGTGCGGCCCGTGGTTGCGGCAATGCGCAGTGCCGAGTGCATTGCACCCAGTGCGGCGGCCTGCGCTGCACCTACGCGTGGACTCCATTCGTCACTCATTTGGAGCTTCTCCTATAGTTGACACCGCGCGAGCGGCGCGGGCCATCGGTTGTGAGTGGTCGGCCGGCGGCGGCGCGCCGTGCGGCCCACGAGCGCATGGCCTTGGCGACCATTTGATGCGCATCTGTGCGGACTTTGGGCTCCTCGCCCACCCTTGGATCTAAGTACTTCATCTCATTTACTTTCTTTCAAAGCGAACAATCCCATACTCACGACGATAAGTGCGAACTCCTGTGACACTTTGTTCACGATTTCCTCGCTGAATACTGTGACCATAGCGATCAAGTACATGCTGCGGACCGCGATACCGGTTTTTGGAACCGTCTGGGCCTGTGCCTGCTCCAGAATGATGCAGGATCCGATCACGGCGTAACGTAGAGTCCGGCCATCGGTATATTTACCATTGAGAAGTTTTTGGTGAGCATAATTTCTGACCAGCCCAGCCAGTATGACTAACACATATTCTTTTGTCATGTTTCCTTTCTGCTAAGTTCCATTGATAAGTGCTACTTGATAAGTTCCATGCGGCGCGAGCGCGACAGCGCGAAGCAAGCCGCACCACGACTCACGCACGCAGCCCAGACCACACGAACTTTACTTTCCAGTTGTCGCGCGAAGCGCGTCCCAAGTCCACAAGCCTAGCCTTTGACAATTTCAATGACTAGAAGGAGCACACCAAGTACGGTTCCTAAAACTATGGAGACACCTGCCATGAACATGACAAAGATTGTAAAAATATTCATTGGGTCGTTGAGATCGTCTTTCATTTGAGGATAAATTCCCTGATTAGATAAACCGCACCGCCTACGCAAGCGATGACAGTGAGAATGCTAATGCCCCATCCCATAAGCATGATGATCAAAGTGATGATCCATATTGGATCCTTGTTAAAGTTTTTCATATCAGGGTACAGCAAAGAACATGATTGCGGCGCAGAATAAAAGGATCACCCCAATACAGTCTAATGCAATGCGAATATTGTCGTTGTCGTCGTGGTCGTTGTTGTTCATATTGTTATTGTTGGTCACGCCAGATGTCAACACATTTTCTGTTAGGTGGGTTGTTGCACCTGGTCAGGTATTCGATGAATGCCTGACGCTTGTATCCACAGTTATCCGCTACATCCGATTCGACACACCAATCCTCGAAACTCAGAGGATGCTCAACCCATTTGAACGCCTTCTTGTAGAAGCCGTGACCGAGTCGTGAGACAGCTCCGTTGACCAGTACCCACGCGCGTCCTTTGACATGCGTCGTGGCAACATTGTCACCGTAATCCTGCCAGTTGGTGGTAAGCTCATCGATTTCCACCGAGTCTTCATGCGCTATGAGCATGATTGCTTGTTCTTTGTTCATATCAGAATACGTTGTCGATCACCCATGCGATCTCATCAAAGGTTGCACCTGCGTCGTTGAGTGCTGCCAAACTTGTGCAATGCGACACAAACTCAGAGCCTTCTACTGTTAGGTAAACCGTCACCGCCAGTATACCAGAGTAATTCAAGATTTCATTCAGCGGGTTGTCTGTCGCCAACGACCCATCGCGGAGCGCGTTATCTCCGTCAATCCATCCGTTTCTATGGCACAATAACCTCCCCTGCAACTCGGATAACACTCCGAGGCAACAATAAGCGGTGTCTTTGCGCAATGACTTCATGCCTTGCTCGTAGGTGCCACTCCTTAAAGCTGCAATCCACTTGACCTTAATCCACTCCGGCAGCCTTGGACGTTCGTCTGGGAGTAAGTCTCGGATATCCACATTTTTGTATTTCATGTGTTACTTTCTTGCGTTGATCCAAAAAAGAGTATTCTCTTTTGGTGGAAGTCGGGCTGCTGCATAATGCAGCTTACTAACCTGCGTACGCAGGTCATTAGCCTCTCTGACCGCGAGCGCAAGCGCGTCGTAAATTTGCGCAGCAGGTTGCGAAGCGTGGGCAGTATACGCGTAATCCACGGCATTCAGTGCCCTCATTTGGGCGTCGGCGCGGATGACCTTGAGCTTGGCCCGCCAATCGGCGTTCCAAATCAAGCGTTCGACGATGTGTTCCTTTGGAGGGCATTCGCGCCCTGCCAGCGCCGTGGCGACATCCATTCCTGCGAAGTCACCGTCATTCTCAATACCGGTCAATAGTTCACGCGCCACCCAATGGGCGCGTTCCGCTTTGTTGTTTACGTTACTCATGTTTTGTTGTTGTTGTTGTCGTTTTCCACTTCGTGGTCGTTGTAGTTGCTTTCGCCGTTCTCATCACAAGATGTGAGCTCAGCAATTCTCTTTTGAAGATCGTTTTCAATCGCTCGAGCGGCGACGTGTGCGCTGTTATCCTTTTTCACCTGTTCCTCAGTCATGGTTAACATTTCACAGAGGCGTAGGTATTCCGACAGCAGACTGTCGGCACAAGTTTTGAGCTCGGCAATTCTTTTCTGCAAATCGTTTCTCATCCAATTGGAATTGGCGAGCGCGATGTTGGCCTCTCGTGAGTTTTCGCGAGCGTTGACTAAGAGGGCGTAGACGCGCAGGTATTCTACGCTTTCTTTTTGTTCATTCATGTTTGACATATTCTTCTCCTTCTTCCTCTGGGAAGAAGAAGTCAATCTTCTTCCCTCTGTACGTTGCCTTGTAGCACCAACCAAATCCGCTTGTTTGTTTGATTCTAATTATTGACAGTCCAGCCCACAGACCTTCCATGTCAATTTCATCCCATTGCCTGATCCTGTAGAATAGCAGGTCGCAATCCTTCCGTGGACCGGCCTTGTACAGCAGTCCACCGGTCAGTGCCACGTGGCACCCATACTTGGTGCAGATTTTCTCGATTTCGGTGCAAAGTTGCACCGCTTCTTCCTGCGTCCATTGATCTGTCATTTTATTCCTTTCTTTTCAGTGGGTTTTCGAACTCTGCGACCGCATTGTCGTACCAGTCCAACTTTTCAGCATGTTCCGGATAGTACGTGTGGATGAATGCATTGAAAACATCCGCTCGCAAAGGCGGTGCTTTGCGGGCGATAGACTTATAAGCCGCGTCCCATGATGACAAGTGCTTGGACTACTTCCCGTTCTGTCATTGGTTTGTTGGTTTGTTTTTTTTACATGACGGTGTTCCGGAATCCTGAGACCGCCGGAATCTCCATGGGAATCTCTGGGATCACCGGAACCGCCGGAAGATCAAACTCTCCTACAGCGATATAGAACTCGTCCAAGCGTGTTCTAACCTTGGGATGCTCCCGTGCGATGTACGCCCGGAATCCGACCTCGGTTGCCTGCGGTGCAAGCGCCTGAAGCCACGCAATGTTGGTTTCCCAGCTCAAGCCGGGCCAGTCGCGCCCGGTGTCCCAATCCTGCCGCCACGACACAAATTTCGTCTGGTCATTATGCGTGATGGCGAACGTGCAGTTACTCCACGCGCCCTTCTTCTCGCGATCCGTCACCACTGAGTGACACACTTGGGGAATCGATTCCCCACGAAACTGATGGACATTTCCATCAGGAGTCACCAACACCGCGAGCGCCGAGCGCCCACGGCTTCCTTGCTGATTGTTCCACGTGCTGATTTTTGAGGGCATTTTGTTCCTTTCCTATCTGCCCTCAAACTTGAGAGCAGACTTGAAAGGACGCAAAAAGACCGCGCACTTAGTTAAAGTGCGCGGCTGTGATTTGCCAGTTCTTGACTTTGAGAGTCAAGGTGCGCGAGCCAACCGACTTGGCGGCTCGCCGACTGACAGGCTTCGTAATCTGTACGAAGCCCCTGACCGTCACGCTACGTTCAAGGTTGAACGTAGCGTGACGGCCGATTGACGCGCTTGCCCTAAGACGGGCAAGCACTTCATGGCCTGTCATTTCGTATCCTTTCCCAAGCACTTAGCATATGGCTAAGTGCTTGAGAAAGAACGCGCTGGGGTAGATTTGATGCGCTTAAAGGGGAAAGCCAGTCTTGCAAGCCTTAGCTTGCATTTCTGATTTCATCCGGGCGAATAGCATATTGTCTGCGTTGCCCGAAGTACTTCGGCTTTTCCTCTTGGCGCGTTGCCCAGAGTTTCCGCTTGCACCTTGTCAGGGTGAATTTCTAAAGCGCGACTAGAACCGGAGACTTTGCGTTGTCGCGCCGTGAATGGATTTCCTTCTATGCCCGCCCTTTCAGGCGGGTTAGAATGTTGGGTTTAAAACCCGCGGATCCAATCTTGAATCCGAATTGCCAACGCTGACTCGGAGTCTAACCGAATCCGGTCGATCTCTCCGCCGGTCTCTTTGGCAACCTTGCCAAAGAGGGTGACTGTGGCCTGAATGGCCATCGGGACCGAATCTTCTCCGGAGCTCTTCGCCCCTTTCAGGGACGATTTCCGCTCTCCTGCTTTGCTTTTCTGGCTTGTAGAAAGCGTTCCCGACTCTGCGCACCGACTAGCAGCCTTTGCCAGTGTACTACGCAAGGCATCGATTGCCTTCACCACTTGAACACTGGTTGCGTCATCTTTCTGTCCAACTAGCAGAGCCGTTTCCGTTTGGAAACGGGGCAGAGCCTGCCGGGCACGGACTTCCGCGCTCGCCAGAACTTCTGCCGCGGCCGTGGTTTCTTCTGCCGTGGTTTCTTCCGTGTTTTTGCTCATGATTTTTTTTTCCTTGTTCTATGTCCGCGCTCCCGACATGGGAACGCTAGGCATAGAAGGAAATCCATTCACCTACTTCGGAATTGTTCGGCCGAAAAGTATCTTGCTACGAAAGCAAGGCATCATTTCCGACTTCCGATTCCTAGATTTCAATGATCGGTTGCGAGCCGTTATTGCGGCTCGTAGAAGTCAGCATCCTTTGATTGCTAACCTCCGATCTTGTCCGTGGGAGTCACGGCACTAGGTACCTTCTGGTACCTTCTCAAAGTCCCGCATGGGGACCTTGAGAAGGGGCCAGTCCCCTTTGTTTACCTGATTTCGTGAATGGTTTTCCGAAGTGCGTCAATCACGTCTTCCAGTTGGTCGGATTCTTCCGTCACCATGTAACACTTTGCCTTGTCTAGCAACGCAATGGCTTCGTTTAGGAGACGCAGGGTCTCCTTTACATCTTCGGCCACGTTGGCCGTTACCGTTTCGTTAGTGTTGATCTTCATTGCACCTATAGGTTAGCAGATCCTGCCAAGGGACGCAACCCTTTCTTTGAACTATTTTCAGAAGGCACTCCTTTGGGCACCCCAAGCTATTGATTACCAAGGGTTTAAGGGGAAAAGATTTTTTCCCTTGGTTTGCCGCTTGGTCGAAGATTCTAGGGTATAGGTTCAAAGTTTGGATATAGGTTGAATTATATAAGTATTTTTTAATCTATATGTCGTTTCCAATTGATATATTAATGTATACTAATATGCCTATATATATATATTTATTTACTTATATAAACATACCTATATAAATATAACATACCTATACTTATATATAAACACACTTATACCTATATATAATTCAATTCTATATAACCTAAGTCGTTAAGTCCCTATTGAACGTTCAATTTGAATCATTCCTGTCATTTCTGTCGGGAGAGAACAAGGGTGGCGAGGGATGGGATGGCGAGGGTAGGCTTGGCGAGAGGCTTGTGATGACGGAGCCCCAGAAACGAAGTGCGAAATACAACTAGACATTCTCTTAAATTTTTAAATTTTTGAAATTTTAGAAACTCTATAAACTAATTGACAACCATCCAAAGGCACACTCTCTGCAACCAACGAATCATGTCATCAGGCTACGATCAAGTTCTGGCACTATCTCGGAGCGACCCTTCTCTTTCGGCGGAGGACATTGCGGCGGGTTTAGACTTATCAGTGCAATCTGTGCGCGTGATGCTGGGCGTGCCGGGCGTTGAAGACTTGCCGGCCATTCTTCTCGAAATGAAGCACATCGCTTTTGGGAAAGAGAATGCGGTCAAAACGCGCATGAGTGCCCTTACGTGGTTGGTGGACGAAGTAAAAGGTCGCAATGATGCGCGGGCGCGGACGCGCGAAATCAATGCGCTGGCGTCTTTGCAATTAATTGCGGCGCTGGAATGTGCGCAAAATGCGGTGCCCAAAATCATTCGCCACAAGCTTGCACTGAATGTAACTCCTTCGACCGATGCCTAAACTTACTGAAGAGCAGCTCAATGCTTTGCGGGTGCGCGCGGCGCTGGAATCTACCCACGCTTCGGCGGCAATCGATCCGGCGTTCGATGGCGTGGACACTGGCTTTGGTGCCGAGTTTCCCAAATCTGTACCCGCTTCTCCAGGGCTTAAGACGCGGGCCGGCGCTGCCGCGCCGGAAGACAGGGAACCCGAGGGGGCGGACCGCCCGGCGCCGTCGCGGTCCTCTAAATTCTCATGGCCCGCGAATCCTAAGACCTTTGACTTTCCGACACCTTTGGTGTTGTTCAAAACTTACAATCCACATCTTAAGCCCTACGAATGGCAGCAAGAGGAACAGCATCGCATGGGCGGTGATTTGAATTTGGAAGGCCTGCCGCGCAGCGAGTGGCAGGATCCGACGAAAGAGAATCCATTCATTTACAATCTGGTGGCGGCCAACTCTTCGGGTAAGGATACTTACATCATTACGCCGACAGTAGTTTGGTTCATGATGCGCTACCTGCGTTCGCGCGTAGTCATCACGTCGGAGTCGCATATCCAGCTTAAGGAGCACACCTTCAAGCCTATCTCAACTCTGTGCGAAACAATCAATGCGTTGCACGAGGATGATGTATTTGACATAAAAGAATTCTCAATCAAGTGCAATTACACGGGCAGTGAATTGCGGGCATTCTGTACGGACGAGCCATCAAAGGTTGAAGGCTATCACCCATTCTATGAAGTCCCTGAATCGAAGATGATGGTGGTAATCGGTGAAGCTAAGTCTATTAAAGATACGCTGTACGAAGCTTTCTCGCGCTTCTATGGTTACTCTCATTGGTTGCAGGTATCTTCTCCCGGCGCGCGGTGCGGTCAGTTCTACAAGTCTGTAGAGCGTTCTTCGTTTACCAAGTGCGAACTGGGCACTCCTTTCTCGCGCCGTGTCACTGCGTTTGAGTGTCCCAACATTTCGCCCGCGGCGATCGAGCAAACTAGGCTGAACCACGGCGAGAACTCTGCGCCCTATCGCACAGGCATTTTGGCGGAGTTCTACGAATCCGCAGAAGAGGTCATCATTCCGGGTGAGAGATTGGATTACATTCCGCCGCCGGCGAAAACAATGGGACAGCGCCCGGCCGGTGGGCTCGACGTTGGATTGGGCGTTGATCTATCCGAGTTCTGGATTGTTCATGGCAATGAGCCCTTGTACCACGCAGTCATTACTACATCTTCTCCTAACAAGTTGCACGCTTGGATTGTCAAGCAACTCTTGATCGGCAAGTCAAATTTCAAGTGCGAGTACGAAGATGTCTCAGGTGATATGGGCGGAATCGGTGCGCCAATTTTGCGGCGCGTGCAAGAAGCTGGCTATCCTATACGCGGAGTTAACAACCAATCGGCGGCTTTCAACACTGAGAATTACGCGAACATAGGCGCTGAGATGTACTTCCGAGTTGGCCGAATGATTGAGCTGGGTAAAATTATTCCGCCACACAAGTTTGAATGCTACGATCGCTGGAAGAAGCAAATTACCACGCGTAAGTTCTTCACCAATGAGAAGCAGAAGCTTCAACTGGAAGACAAAAAGAAGGCGAAAGGTCGCCTAGGATTTTCACCAGACTGCGCCGACGCTTACGTTCTGGCTTACTCTATCTACGATCTTTCCGAAATGCTCGCCGAAAACAATGTAAGCGAAGGCTCAAAGGAGGAACGTATGGCGCACTTCGTGCAAGATTACGAGAATCGAGCTTTCGATAATTACAAAGAGCCCGAACACTTTGATCCGATGGTCGAGCGCAAACTAATCGTTAGTGGATTTTACAACCTGATTTACAAATGATTGCTGAACTTAAGTCCATGCTTGAAGGTCTCAACACCGAAGAGCTGAAAGAAGTAAACGAAATCGTCACGGATTTAATCGCCATCGACGACGAGCGAGAAGTTTCCGATGACGAAACTACGGAAACCAAAGCACCCGGATATGAGATGATTCCGTTCGAAACAGAGGAAGACTAATGAATCTACTCCACAAGTCAACTTTCCAGACAGAGTTCAACAAGCTGCACGCCGATCACACGACTTTCGTAAGCTTGGTTGAAAGCAATCGCCGCGTGCGCAAGAACGACATTGATGTCGAAGCAATGCGCAAGTCTGGCAAACTGCAGCCGGGCCAGACTTTCGTGGGCGTGCGAGTTATTGACCAGAACATCTCGCGCGAAGTACCCACTTACTTGCAGTTCATTTCAGGTTCGCGCCGCATGGGGCTTTTTCAGCCTGTGGTGAAATCTGATCTTCCTGTTGATATTCTGGAAGAAGCTGTCACGACAGTTCTCAAGTATCCAGATTGGGAAGTTGACTACATCCGGTGGGTCGACGGCGGTTTGTTGCACGGTGCCGACTTTGTGGAAGTCGTATACGATACCACGAAACCCGGGCACGTTGCGGTAAATCACATCGGCGCCGACAATTTGCTCTACTCGCGAAATGGCGAATCAATTGAGCAATCACCCATCGTGGCGCGCGCATACTCAATGTCGATCGTGGACATTGATGGCTATGTTGCTGCGCAGACGTTTACTGAGATTGAAGCTATCGAGGCACTCAAAGCTCACGTCGCGTCTATGTGCAGCGGCGGGTCGGCGGCGTTCGCCACCATACATCACTGCTTGTTCAAGGTTGCAGGAGTTGTCCAAGCGGTGTGGTATTCAAAGGATGTCAACGAACCTTTGTCGCAGCCCATCGGATTTGTCAACGGTCGCGGAAAGAAAGTTACTTCACAAGTAGTGGATCCTGCTGGCGGAATGGGACTTGTCGAGCAGGTAGAATTCGAAGAGCAGCATGAGTTTGAGTATCCTTATGTTCAGTTCTCGCCTTCGATTACCGAAGAGCGCAAGATGTCCGAGCAAACTGGACACGCTGCAAAGGCATTCTACATTCAAGATGCCCTGAGCGTTCTGACTTCCGCCGGCATCAATGGATCTTACGCCGCGTCGATGACCCAATGGGCGCCGGCCGAAGGTTCGTACACTGCCGGCGGCGTCGCCAAGCAAACTGACATGACGATCTCGCCCAATAAAGTTTGGGATCGTCCTATGAAAGCTTGGGCGGCGCCGTGGCCCGATGCCATGTTGTTCCGCGCATTGGATCATCTTGACACCGGAAACTCTGCGGCAAACAATCAGATCTCCTGGGCAGTCAACAATCGACAGGATTCGCGCAAGACGGCAACCGAGGTCAACTCGGCTAACCAGACGATGTCGCAAATCAATAGCGTCTCCGTATTGTATTTGTCTATCCCAATGCGTAAGATCGTAACCAAAGCTTACGAGATTATTAAGTCCGCCGTGTGGCGCGGAACATTGAAGCTGGACATCAACCCGGCGCTGCTTGACGCCACGTACATTATCCAATCGGCCGGCGCCGTAGATTATGTGCAGCGCCAAGAACGCATTGCCGCAATGCAACAAGATTGGGCAATCATTTCTACTACGCCGGCCGCCCAAGTGTTCTTGGCAGACTATCTGCGCGAACGCTATCCGGCGCACTCTGACAGGTACATTGCGGCGATGATGCAGACTCCTGACTTGCAACTGATTCAGCAACTTGGCGCAGTTGTTGCGCAGTCCGTTACTGATGAAACTGGACAACTGAGACCTGAATGGCAACCACATGAGCAACAACTTGGACAGCTCAAGCAGGCCGTCGATCAGCGTATCGCGGCCGCTCAAGGAGGCGTGGCTCCAGCGCCCGGAGACGCAGCAAATCCTCCAACGCCTCAGTGAGCAGAACGCAGGCTTACTTCAAGCTTTGCAGACCGCGGCGATCGATCCGTCAAAGGACGATCGCTTCGTAAGAGTTTTATCAATCCAACAAGCAACACTAACTAAAGCGATAGAAAGCATCAGTCATGTCTAATGATACAATTAGGATTCCGCTCCCGGTCGAAACAAGCGGACCGGTAGGTATTAATTCCGCCGGCCGCAGATCATCTCCCGGCGCGCAAGCGGCAGCGCCGCAGGCGCCTGCCGTGACGCCCGCGCCACCCGCCGCGTCCCCTGCCGTCCCTGCCCCGACGAACCTCACGTCCCAAGTTGTTGTCCCGGCGCCGAAGGCGCCCGCGCCGCAGGCGCCTAAGCAACAAGCTCAGTCAACTTCAATGAAGGTTGGGCCGGATGGTAAGCTTACCCCAGCTGATCCATTCTCCCAGCCCAAGCCTGTTGCCAAGGAGCCTGTCGCCAAGGAGCCAGATCCGGGAAATGAGGAGATCAAGTTTGATGAGTCGGATGATGACTTTCCTGACACGCATGACGACATTGCGAAGAAGGCTGCCGACGAACCTGTTGAGGCCGAGGTCGCACCTGATGTTGTACCTGAAGTCGAGGCACCAAACCCAGCGTTCGGACAGCCGGCCGGGCGCGACTACTCCGTGTTTGATCCGGAGGATGTTGAAGTTCTTAAGAAGCTTCCCAATGCACAGTTCGACAAAGTTAAAGCTATTGCGCTCGACCGCAAAGCTAAGACTGCTGAGATTGCAGAACTCAAGGCTCGGCCAACAGGTCCTGAGCATTTGTATGAGCATCCTGAAAGCTATGTGCTGCATCCTAAGTTTGGCCAACTTCTAGCCAAGTCTGAAGAGTGCCGGCAACTCGAAGCCTTCTATGAGCGCCAGATTCTGGCCGCCGCCGAAGCCAACGACATCCAATTCCTTGACAGCAATAACAATATCCAGACGTTGAAGAATGAGGATGGTCGCGTCAATGTTCAAGCTCAGTTGTATTTGCAGAAGCAGTACAACAGTGCTGTATCCGAAGGTCAGCAGGTCAATCATATGACCCGTCAGTTTCAAGCCGAACATCAGGCAGCCACCAGTGCGGTCCATACGCAGCTCGACGAAGCTGAGAAGAAGTTCTTTCCCACGTTCGATGAGAAGACTCTTACGGAGGCTGAGCGTCAGATCTATGAGCAGTCATTCTCGCTAGCTCCTGAAGTGTTGCGCCATACGCAACAGACTCGCATGTTGTCCAAAGCTCGTTTGGAGTATTTTAAACTTGCTGCTGCAAGCCAAGTGGAGATCAACGCATTGAAGTCCAAGCTTGCGGCACTGACCACAAAGCCCGGCGCCCCTGCACTGCGCGTGGCCAAACCGACGACCGCGGGTGATGAGCTTATTAAGTTTCAGGAAGACGACGACGATTGATTGGCATACTTCCAGCAAAAATAGTCCTAGAGTAAGTATTCTGCGAGTCTCTCGCAGACCAGCAATAGCCACCTATGGTGATATTGCGGTGAACCTCAAAAGTTCCCGTAATTAATCCATCGGTGGTTTTTTTTTTATTTCCACCGATAAGTTTCAACTAATATGCCTACTACGATCGGACTCACGCCTCCAACGGACGTCAACTATTCTGTTCAGGACACCGCAGCGTTTGCTCGGCTTCCTGTTCAGATGGCTTATCAGGAGAAGAGCACCTACGAGTATGTCTCCACCTGGGGGACTATGTTCTCCTCCCTCAAGTTCAAGCAGAACAATGGCGACATCATCATCGGTGTGATGCCCCAGTCCTCGCCTGTCACTTCGCAGACCCATCGCCCCAACAACATCACTGAGGTTGCGAAGATCAACACGTACCGCAATCGTGAGCTGCAGAATCAGGCGCGTGTCAAGCGGCACAAGTACATGTCTCAGCAGATTCACTGGCTGCCTGATTTCCGGGACTTCCGCAAGAACATCATGTTCCAGATGAAGGATCTCGCTACGCAGATTGCCATCTGCAACGACTTCTTCATTCGCGATCAGTTGTTCAATCTTGCTCGCCACGTCTACATCGTGGGCCGCGGCGGTTCCGCCGATTCGGCATATGATGAGTCTGTGCCGTTTGGTGATCCCAGCGATCCCACCGCCAGTGTCAAGGATACTAACTGGATGGCAGCCAAGATCCAGGAGCTCGGCACGGGTACGCTGGACTTTCGCACCATCTGTGCGATTCGTGATCTTGCCCAGAACAGTCTGGGTATTGCGCCCAGCGACGGCTGGAAGAAGGGCAACCCAGGCGACAATGAGTTGGTCAAAGGTAAGTGGATTCTCGCGGGCGACAATGAGTTGCTCACTCGCCTGACCTACGATCCGACGGTCAATGCCGTTCGGCCCCTTGCGATGAATCTGCTCAACAGCCGATTCTCTGGAGCCATCTCGGATAACATCGTCTTCCGCTCTACGCCGTACCCCGAGCGTTACAACGAAGATGGTACGATGCCTGACATTCAGGTCGAGCAGGAGTACAATGCCGCGAACTACTCCGGTGATAAGGGTTACATCACCCGTTTCACTGAAGCGTACCGCAAGGCTCCTGTCAGTGTTGCTTACCTGATTGGTTGGAATCCGATTCAGACCATTGACGTTGGACCTCCTCCTGCCAGCTTCACCGGCCAAGGCTCCACGGCAAACAAATTCAATGCGTTGAACTGGAATGGTCAGGTTCAGGCTACGCGGAATTTCCTGATCAAGGATTCCGCTGGCAATGTGGAAGCCAACACGTGGGACGAGCTGATCAAGTTGATCGCTTCCACCGTTCACGGCGTTATGCCTGCGAACCCTTACAACGTGATTCCTATCATCTATCGCCGCGATCCGAACTCCGCGCTCAGCTGGTAATCCTCCAAGTCAATCAACTTAATTCTATGAAGTACTTCTTTGTATTGTTTCTCGCGCTGTTTGCGCTCACTTCGACCGCCGTTGCCCAGACCATGGCGAGTGCGAATCTCGCCGTTACGAATAACGTCATCAGTTCCGACCCTGGGCAGCTGGTTTATTTGCAGCTCACTGACACCTCTGGTGCGGCTAACACGTTTATCGTGTACGATTCGGATTCGAGTTCGACGACCAATCGAGTTAAGCCCTCTTTCCAGCGGCGCACGTTCTACACGACCAATGAAGTCTCCAGCGTCACCAACGCTTTGGGTCGCATTGAGTCCATTACTAACACGGTTCGCGCTTCTGTCGTCACGACTGTTGCATCTGCCACCTTGGAGATGAAACGTCTATACACTGTCACCGTTCCGGCGAACTCCACTGTTGTGTGGGAACCTACTCGCTCGGCTGGCTATACCTTCGGCTTTGTGATCAGGGCACTCGGTACTGGTAGTTATAACGCTACCTACATCCCCAATAACTAAGCGATCAAACAAGAGCTTACAGGCAACTGTAAGCTTCCTTTGGTTTCTTGGTTCATTAATACTTAATCATATGACTGGCTATAAATTTCTACAGATCGCCAAGGCTCTGGCTTCCAGGATCTTGTCCCTTGAGCAGCGCGCTCCAAACAACAAGAGTCGTGTGGCATTTAGTCCGACTGATGTTATTGCCGCCGGCGAAGAGGTCACCATCGGTGTGACTGTCCCCGGTCTCGTGACCGGCGATTGCATGGTGTTGTCGCGTCCTGTTTTTGCCACCCCAATTCTGACTGCCATTGGTTTTTCTAGTGCAGGAAATGCAACTGTTATTGTTTCCAACGCTCATGCTAGCAATTCTGTCACTTTGTCCGGTGTTTTCCACATCCATGTAATCCGCTAAACCATTATGCTTGCTGCATCAGATCCTCTTGATGCTGCTGCAAATATAGCAGCGTCTTCTATTGCTACACAGGTTTGGTTTCTAGGGTTGGTCGTCTTTCTGGTTGGTTGCTATTTCCTGAAAATGGTTAGAGAGGACTCTATTGAGTTGCGTAAGGAAATCAGGGAGCAATCAGCTAAGCGAGAACAGTCTATGCAACATTTGAGTGAGGTTGTGGAAGCTAACACTTCCGCCATGCGCCATAACTCAGAGGTGCTTTCCGAGAGTAGATATCAACTAAAGCGTAGTCAAGAGACGCTGGACAAATTTTCAAAATGAGTCGTACAACATTTGCGGTCCCACAAGTTTCAGGCGGCGGAGGTGGCGGAGGCGGCCCGCACACGCATATCCCGTCAGAGGTAGGGCTCGGCAACGTGGACAACACGGCGGACGCAGATAAGCCGGTGTCTACGGCGCAAGCCGCAGCATTTCCACGATTTGATGCCGCTCAGTCTCCGACATCTGCGCAGGAAATAGTAGTGCGCAGAAACATTGGACATAGCCGGCAATGGACCGTTGCGGGATTGGCAGCGCTTTCCAATTCGGATTCGGCTGGATTGGCCATGATATGGTGCTCTGATTGCATCACGAGCAACCTGAACGCGGTGTACGGATTTGGTGATTATGTCACATGGAATCCGCGCAGGAATCAATGGATCACACTCACTGACAGTGTTTTAATCACAACGGACTTCTTGCTGTACACGCTTGAAATCTGCCGAAGGAATTACGGCGCGCTAACCAGTCCGTTCATTACGACTACTGGCGAGACGTCGCAGAACGTCAGCGGGCTGACTGGTTGGGTTACGGGCGGTGCTTTGCTGGACAGTCTGGCCAGCGCAGCGGAGCCCATGAATACTAGGAACATGCAAGTAACTGCGCTTAACTCGGCAGCGAGGGCGGTTCCGTTCTTCCGGTCAAATGCGTCATTTGGCACGGCCCAGCAGCGCGCTATGGGTACTGTGCTGTCTCGAGTCTCCAATTCAGCGGCAAATTCAACAGCAACCGATCAATGGCAGTGGAGAGTCGGGATCGAAAGTTATCAAGCCACTGCCGTTGCGAATCTTCAGGCTGACATGATCAGCCTAGTCATGGACGACTACAATTCCCTTGGGCTTGGAATCAATAACTCCAACCTGTGGGCAGTTGTCCGAGCCAGTTCGACTTTGATTTCGGCAGTCGACACCGGCACTGCTGCGACTGGCCATGGTTTCATGATTGCTACATGGGAGCCGCTTGGTGCCGCCGCTGGTTATGGGCGCGCTCGCGTGGCTACTGCGGGCAATTACGGGGCAAGCTTAGTGACCCATGTAAACGAACTGGTCACACTCTCGGGAACGTCGCAATTGCAGCCAGTGCATTGCGGTGTGAAAAACCTTGGGACAGCGACCAGGGTGGCGAACCGAAAATGGTTCCGAGGCGTTACCTTCACCACAACCGACACTGCCGGAACCCAATCAGTATCATGATTCTCGCGAAACTGCTAAACGGATGGCCTGACCGTATCACGTCCAAGGATCACGTTGGATCCGTCCCGGACGGATTCATCACGTTTGTTGACATCGCCGACATGGACAAGTGGAAGGCGTTAAACCCTGCGCTTGTCCCTCCGGTCAAGGTACCTCCGGAGCCTGTGCCGAGTGAGGTCCCACTTTGGACGTTCCGCGCCGTGCTTACTGCCATGGGTCTTGATGAGGGAGTGGACCAATACATTGCGCTGCTCGATCAACCAAAGCGAACGCATCTGAAAGTGTACTGGGCGCACGGCCAAATCATCGGTCGAAAACATGAGCTGTCTGGATCTGTTAGATTGAACGACATTGAGTTGGATGGTGTGTTTCGGCAGGCGGCAGAACTTAGCAAGGCGTTGTGACGGCTTACACATTCACAAAAGTTTCAGTCGACTCGCGGATCACTGCGCTTGAACAGCGCAGTGTCGGCGTTGATCTCGGTGGCGTCACATCGATCGTCGCCGGCAGTGGCATTACCATCGATCAGGACACTGGCGCTGTTACCATCACAGCCCTTGGCGCGGTAACTCAGACTCTTTCTACGCTTACGCAAAGTGGTGCGACGATTGGTCAAATTGCGCAATGGGATGGAACTGCTTGGGTGCCAGTGACACTGGCTATCGGAATTCCATCCGATTTCCTTGGTGGTCTTATCTTTAACTTCGCTGCATCGGAGCGCACCGTTACTGATGCAGTCACCGTTACATCCAGTGACAATGCCAAGTGGATCAACGGTGATAAGATCTCCGATTTCACGATTACAATCCCGGGCTCAGGGCTTCCGGTGGGATTCAGTTTTGCTCTCTATCAGATGGGCGCTGGCAAGATCACCGTTGTGGGTATCGGTGGAGCGACGGTGGTGAACCGACAGGGCGCGACGAAAACCACAGGCGCATATGCCGTCGCAACCATCAAACGTATTGGATTGACATCCGACTACGTGCTGGCAGGAGACGTCCAATGATTGCACTCCTTCCGCCGTTGATGGGAATTTTGGCAGGCCCGCGGATTGCCGGAACGACCATTCCGACGGGGCCTGATGGTCAGCTTACGTTCGACTACTCGGATGAATCAGGCGGCCCGACCACGGGATCATTTTTCACATTCACTTACGCAGATGAAACCGGGGGTCCGGTTCCAGACATCGTTTAACAATTATTATTTATGGCTTGGGATGTTTACAGATCGACAGACGCGAGCGCGCCGGTATGGAACGGGACGGCGGCATCTTCAATCACGGTGCTCGACGCCGTATTGGTGAACGGATACGGAGCCAAGGCCGCCGCTGGATGGACCAAGGCGTTCAGTGGAGCAAGCAAGGCCGCGTACCGTAATGGTGCAGCGTCTATCGCCCGCACGTACCTTCGCGTCCAAGATGACGGTCCGGGTGCTGGAGGTGCCCGTGAGTCACGCGTCGTCCTTTATAAAACTATGACGGATGTGGACACTGGCACGTTGCCGGTGCCGACCGTTGCCCAGTTTGCGAACGGACTGTTCATTCGCAAGTCTACCACTGCGGACTCTACTGCGCGCCCGTGGATGATCTTGGCCGACGACAAGACGTGCATCATCGTCATTCAAACCGGGGACCTCGTTGCGGGTGTGACTTACGGATCAGCATGTTACTTCGGAGACATCTTTAGCTATCTGACGGCCGACGCCATGGGTGCGTTCATCTCGGCGCGGGAGGTCGAGAACTCTGTGCAAACCGCTGAAAGGCTGTTCAATTTCTCCACTGTACTTCCTGGGTCTTGGAGTAGCGGTTACATTAGCGGGACGCATCTAGGCGTCTATGACCCACGAGCGTTGAATGCAATCATTCCAGGGCTGGCCACTTCATCGCAGACTGTGTTCAGTGGACCAATGGCATACCCTAACCCAACGGACGGCATGATCTGGGTCCTCGGCCCTCACGTACTGAGGGACACAGGGAATGTATTGCGCGGACATCTGAGGGGTATCAACACAATCCCCGTCAATACGGCTTCGATTCCAACATACGCAGAGTTCGACCAAGTCAACGGCACTGGCGACTTGTCGGGTAAAACCTTCATTTGCCACAGGGTTACCAACATCAACACGGGCACCGTAGCTAGCACTGGGCTTGGCGCGTTTGAAACCTCGGCTGTCCCTTTCTCCGTCTAGCCTATGTCCATCGCCTACAATGCAGTCGGGCCATTGGGCAGGTTCCGGACTCCGTTCAACACGCAGTCAGGCACAGGCGGATCGTTCCGCCGACCAACCACGCCATTCGGCGGGATTCGTGTTATGTCTTCGATGGACGGACCGCTTGCCGGTATGTGCTCCGGCACCGTGGACTTTGCCGTTGGCGATCCGACGCCAAGCTTTCGATTGCCAGCCGGCGGCAGCAAAGCGTTCCGGCTCAAGATCGACAACGGAACCAAGTTTGTCTCGGCCCGACTGCTTCAGACAAACGTCGCGAGATTGCCTCCAATCATGCGGGTAACCCGAAATCAGCGCATCGGGATTGCGTCCGACGTCATCGTCACCGCGTCTTCAAGCGCCGGGTGGGTGACGGTCACCACTGGCCCGCTCACGGTGACGGCCAAGGGCGCGATCTGGATCATCTTTACGAATCCAAACACCCTCATGGATGTTACAGTGTACATCGACAACGTACAAGTTATCTAATACTCACAAGATCATGAGCATACAAGACGAGAACAAACCAGAAGCCGACGAGAAACCTGCTGATTCATCTGTTAAGCTGTTTAACATTGATGTCTCAGTCAGAGCGTTGCTCGCCATTATGCTCACGCTTACGGTTTGTTTCATGCACCTGTACAGCATCGAAGTGAAAGAACCGCTCTACACCCTGTCTACTATGGCCATAGGTTTGTACTTCGGCCAAAAGAAGGGTGGATAAGGTACAATCAATGCTACGAACAAGGCGACCTAACAAGTCGCCTTATTTTATGCACAAATCTTTACTCCTTGTTATTGCGCTGTTAGCTGGATGCGCTTCATTCAACACCAAGCAGGTAGACGAAAGGAAGTTAGATGACGGATCGTACACCAAGATCTCCACGATTGCCACGAGTCGCACGTTCTTCTCGAGTAAGTCGGATCTCGCGAAGTTCAAAGCAATCCAAACCGAAGGCTCCCAGTCCGCCAGCGTCGGAAACCTTGGTCAAAGCGCCACCGGAACCAACATTGTCCAAGCCCTCCAAGCCATCGACAACATCCTCGGCAAAGTGCGATGAGAGTTTACTGTAGGCCCGGTACAGTTGATCAAGAAGTCTTTGGATCAGTCTTTACCCAGAATGAGTACAACTTGCCAGATTACGTAGGGTCTACTGTAATTGACGTTGGATCACATATAGGCAGCTTCGCGCTTGCAGTTCTAAAGCGCGGGGCACCTTTGGTTATCTGTTATGAGCCTGAGGTTGAAAACTTCAAAGTTCTCCAAAGGAATCTAGATTCTTTTGTTAAATCTGGCAGAGCTATTCTACACAATGTGGCCGTGGGCCTGACCTCTGGTAAGGGCAAGTTCATTGCAAGTTCGTGTAAATCTAACACTGGTGGCGGTGTCGTAATCAGGGATTTTGGGAAGGTCAAAATCGTTTCAGCTAAGTCCGTGTTCGCAGAACATAAGAATTTCCTGCTTAAGCTGGACTGCGAAGGTGCGGAGCACGAAATCTTGCGTGAACCTTCAGCACTGAAAGCATTATCAATCTACGGTGAGTATCATGGTACTACCCCGCTTCCTACGCTGGCTGGATTTCGTTTGATTACGATAGCTCACGAACCCGTACAAGGTTATTTTTTGTATGAGGCAAAACCTTGTGTTACCTTTGATTATCCATTTGATTATGTAACAGATGCTTCAGGTTATGCCTACGTCGCACGCGGAGTTAATGCCTCTTTAACGCCAAGGCTTGTTAAAGGTAATGCTACACTAGGTTTGGCTCCGGCCAATATTAGGCTCGGTGCACACATCAGGTTAACCACATGGGAATCTTCCGAGATTTCTAGCTTGGTCAATGTTGAACCTTCCTCAGTCTTAGTTGTTCCGTGTGAACACAATGCGGATGTGTTCAGACGCGCTGGATGGTTCAAACCAATCGAAGTGTTGCCGCAATGGGGCAGCGGTTCATACAGTCACATGCCGGCAGCTAGGCCGTTCAAGTTTATTTGCGTGGCTAGAGACAACGGTGTTCCGACGCGAAAAGGAATTGGTGAACTAATCAAGTGGTTCACGGAAGCTTTTCCAACTGAATCCGATGTTAGCCTTACGATTAAACAATCTATTCACTGTGTAAGGCGTTACACCTATGACAAGCGCATTACTATCATTCACGAAGACTTCGATCGTGCAAAGTACTTTGCGTTACTTGCTGAGCATCATTGCGGCATTTTTCTTTCGGGCGCGGAAGCTTGGAACTTTCCACTGTGTGAACTCATGGCTGCTGGTCGCCCCTCCATTTGCATTCCCTACGGCGGTCCGGCGGACTTTACTAGTCAACAAACATCCTGGCTTCTACCTCATAAGCTTATACAGTCGCCAAAGGAAGTTTATAATGGTGTGGGTAAGGTAGCTTTTCCATGCAAACGCGGTACGATTCAAGCAATGCGTGAGGCATATTCGGATCAGATTCTCTTGGCTGAGAAAGCTGCGGCTTCTGCGCGTAACGCGCAAAGTTACACTGAGGCAAGATTTGCTGCAAGACTTCGACAAATCGTAGATAAATATGGCTAAGCCTTACGGACTACTATTCAAAAGCTCCACGATGCTCGCGCCTCGTGGGGCTATTAAGGCTTGCGCGGCCAAGCGTAAGAATCAGACGCTGCTTATTCCGGCTTTCTCTTATGCCTATCCCTCTGGTGCGGGTGCTTCGCAGATCGTGGCAATTTACACTGTGCCCATCGCAACGCATTGGACTATTCGTTATCCTTTGGCTAGATCTTACAGCACATTTGCAGCCGTATTGCGCTGGGTAGTCAGTGGTGTTACGTTTCGCGTAAAGCTTTGGCAGGGCACCACGGAAATCTTGCCTTTGCCTGTCTATGTTGGCGAGACAGTTCCGGCTGGAACTGTAATTGAAATCTGGACCAACGCTTCTAATCCCTCTACACTTTCCTCCGATTGGACAATTCCAATCGGTATCATGGAACAGCCGACTACGTCGTGCGACGTAACTGGCTCTCAGATTTCCCCTGTAGTTTGTGTGCCTCCATTTGTTTACACAGACTTCGCAACGATGATAACTACCTGCGCCTCTTAATATGCCTACAGCTGAAGAAAAATCTTTCGATACGGGTGCCGATTTGACGCCCACGCTTGGCGCACATGCGGCGCTAATTGAGCAAGCCATTGAGCTTGCACTTCCGAGTTCGTATCGCGGAATGGTGATCTACTCCGAGACCACACCCGCCTCGACTGGACAGCCTTCTGGTTATGCCACTAACTGGTACCAGTGGCACCGGCGCTGTCTGTGGTTTAAGCCTTCCACTGGCGAGATCTTTCAATTCAATGGCACTACTTGGGCGCTTGGTGTTGCCAAGCCCGGCACTGGCACAATTATCAACGCGATGATTGCTGACGGCACGATTCAGATTGCCAAGCTTTCCACGGCAGGCAGCACTCCGCTGCAAGTTTTGCAGGTTAACACACCGGGTACTGGATTTCAGTTTGCCACGCTGGCCAATGCTCTGGCCAATGCTTCCGTTGCCACGAACAAGCTGATCAGTGGTTTGGTTGGTAGTAAGTATCTCGCGTCGAATGGTACTACGGTTACGTGGGAAATTCTTGACTCTGCCACGCTTCTTGCGCTGTTCGGCACTAACGAGATTCCTCCTGACTATCTCACGAGGGGTTCAGCTAATCAGGTCCTTACCACTAATGCTGCCGGGACTGCTGTCATTTGGGCCGCGCCGACTAGTGCGATTGCGGATTATAGTTTGGCCCTGCAAAAGGTTGCCAAAGTAGTCGGAGATACCGGGAAGTACTTGCAGTATGATGCAACGGGTGAGTTGAAAGCTGTGACGTTGGCTATTCCGACACCTGTTGGGACATCGTTTGCAAATGCGAGTGAGGTTGAGGCTGGAACTGAGACGGCAAAAGCTATTGCTCCGGCTAATGTTCGCAGTATCGCAGGTTTGGTCAAAGCGTCGGCCAGTGTTGCAATTAATGTCAATGTCAGCGGCGTTACCATAGCGACACTTACGGCTGGATTTAATATCGCGTCAGTGTCGGTTGTTGGTAATGCTGCTCGCTTGACATTTACTACTGCTATGCTGACAGCTACCTATGCTTGTTTGCCTCATGTAGGAGCCGGAGGTTCTATTGTAACTGAGCCTATCGTGACCAAAACTACAACGTATGTGGACATATACGCAACCAGCTCGGGATCTACAGGGCCTTGGGATTTCAACGTCATAATCATTTAATATGCTCCGCGATCTACTAGCAGAACTTTCAGAGGCTACTTCAATTTCGAGTAGCTCCGCCGGCAATCGTGCTCAGCTGCTGCGTTATATCAATCGCGCGGCGTATGAGTTCTATTCGACTGCCGATCTTCCTTCGTCGCTTTGGGAGCAATCTTTTGAGATTCACGAACAGCAGCAGCAGATCTCTTTGCCTTGGTACATTGATCAGGTGCGCGCCGTCAGGCGTGCAGATTCGCGCTCGCGCAGTAAGATGGAGAGTTTGGCCGTAAGGTATCACACCGATCGCTGGCAGCAGCCCTACAATACCTTGCGCATCACTGCGCGCCGTGCGTTGCACACGCCGCTTGCGCTCGAATCCCAGCTTACCGCTACCATTGCCGTCGCGCAAGTGGTTCCATTCTCTGTTACAATCACGGGGCAAACGCCGTCGGCGTCCAGTATTTCTGAGACGCTTACGTTTCTTGCAGGTGAGTTGACTAAAACTACCGTTGCACAGTTTGCCAAAGATGAGCCGATCGGCGTAGAGGCAATTTCCAAGGATGCCATTACTACGTGTGATGTATCCGTGACAGATGGTTCTGGCACTGAAGTGTCTTTGATTCCCGCGCGCCTCATGCGTGCGAGTCACATTGTGCTCATGGCCAATGACTATTCGATTGGTACCTATATCAACACTGACAGCGAGATTGAGGTTTTGTACAAGCGTGTGTTCACGCCAATGTTTTATGACACAGATGAGTTTTGCTTCCCTGCGCTCGAAACAGCAATTCTTTGGAAGGCTCGCGCCTACGGGCACTCGATGGCGAAGGACGAGGAGGCGCGACTCCAATCGATGGCTGCCGAGGCGAAAGCGAACAGCGTGGCGGCCGACGTATTGGCGAACGCTGCGGCCGAAGTGATAACTATTATGACCCTGGATAAGATGCCGGGCGAGTATGCATTCCTGTCAAGCGGTTACAAAGAAAACTTCGAGAACTCACGTGTATGGTAATCAAATCGAAGACTAACTTTCTCGGAGGCATTCAAACTCAGTTCTCTTCGGAGAAGTCTGATTTTGATAACACGTTTCAATTGCTGACGAATGCTCGTGTGCGATTGAATGTAGTTGAGCCTGTGCGCTCGCCTCTGCGTCTAACTTTTCCGGCCGGGACGATCCAAAACTTGTCAGCATTCGATTCAAATCTCCTAATCTTTGTCGAAGGCGAACCTTGGTATCGTCCCGCGTCCGGAACATCTTGGACACGCGCCGTCGGTGGAAGCCTCTCTCCTACCGCAGAGCGTGTAAGGGTTGAAGCAATTCCGGGAAGTTCTGTAAATTTCAAGCGTGTCCTGTCAAACGCATCTTTGAATTTCAGTTCACCTGTCGGCTCGACCCGGTCGGCGGTTATCTGTACAGACGGCATCTCTCAGCCGCTTGTTATCTTTCCTGATGGCTCGGTGCGTGCCACGAATAATTGGTCTGAGTGGACGCCAACTAATCGTGAGTATGTTCCGGTTTGCGATCTGCCTAAGATGATTGGCAGTAAGCTGTATGTTGCCATTAAGGATTCAGATGGCAGGCTTACTCAGATTGCGCATTCGGTGTCCGGTCGGCCGCTGGATTTTGTCCTGCTGGTAAATGATGCCGGCGACAAGGCAGGCAGCACTGAACCTGAATTTGGGGCGCCCGCGCTCCGGTTCCACACAGGCTATGATCCAATCACTGCGATCGTGCAACCTGCCGCGGCCGACGGAGCATTTTTGGTTACTTCTGCCAAAGCTTCCACGCTAGTTATTCCTGTCTTTGACATCCTGATCGCAGGTGAACCTGTGCACACTCGTCAACCTTTGTTTGACGTGGGCGCCTTTGGTCCCGAATCTATCACTGACATCAACGGTGACACGGCCGTGGTGTATCCCGGCGGTATTCGCACCTACAATGGTGTGCAGCAGTTGAAGTTTCAAGGCCGCAACTCACCACTCAACAAGCAGATCCAGAATCTTACAACCAATGGACTGCAAACCACTGGTGCGACCTGTCAATTTGACAACTACACCGGATTTGCGGTAGACACCAAGTATGGACCCGGTGTTGTTTGGTGGGATCAAACACTTGAAGTGTTTGTCGCAGTGGACATCTGGCCCGGTGTGAGCAAAATCGTAGAGTTTGCCACAGTTATCTCCGCAACTGTCAACGAACTCTACTTCCGCACAGACGATGGCTTCCTGTTCAAGGCTTTTGCTGGCGACTATGGTGAGCAGCAGATAACTTTACAGGATGTAACACTTACAGATGCCGATGTCTTGACCAGTGTGCGCGGCGTGTCGATCGCAATGTTGAATGGCGACACGGCAGGTCACATCACGGTAGACATCTATGCAGATCGCAAATTGATCTCGTCGCAAACCGAATTACTCAAGGCCGCCAACGTCGTCGAGGATCCGTCTGCGCGGCCAATTACTCCGGGCACTTTGGTTCCCGACGCTACGACGCTGAACTTTACTTTCGGTGTTCCCGAACGCGCATATCGCACCACGCCTGTCATTCGTTGGTCGGGTTCCGCTAGACTTTCGACAATCAGATTTGAAGTGGAAACTTACCCCGGCGTAAGCAATGAAGGATCGTCCTACGGTTCAGGCGAGACTATCGATCCATTGAAGATTTTGTTCTTCGCAGATGACGGTGTGGTGAATACAAATCGCACACTTGTGAATATGGCGATGCGCGCCGAACGTAATGTAGACGCTTACGTGGGCGCAGGCGATCACATTTACAACTCGGGCACGCAGGCCGAACTTGACTTGCGATTCAAAGCTTACTGGAATACAGAGAAGCTTGCCGGTAAGTTGTATGCCGCACCGGGTAATCATGACCTAGATACCAGTGATGGTGCGCCATTCTTTCAGTATGTCCGCCAAACGCCAGAGCGTTATTCAACTGTAATGCTTGATGCGCACACGGAGATCTTTCTGTTCAACACGGGTATTAAAACCAGTGGCGCCCAGACAGATCCGCGCAATTCGGACGGTGCGACATATCTTGAGTCATCCCAAGCTAGGGAATTGTTGGCCGATCTGCGCGCCTCTACCGCACGCAACAAGATTGTAGTCTGGCATCATCCGCCCTATACTTCATCGGCGGCCTATTATCCGGGCATTACCACAATGCAACCGCTTACTGAAGCGATTGCCGACGCCGGAGCGTCTGCGCTGGTTTGCGGTCACGCGCACCTGTACGAACGACTTAACAAGCATCTGCCAATCTTTATTGTGGGATCTGGCGGTCAAGCATTACACTCCATTAGCACGGTCCTAGCAGATGGATCAATGAAACAAATTGCTGAATATGGCTATCTCAGAGTCGCTGCTGGACCCCTTCGGTGTACATGGGAATTCGTTAATTCAGGAGGTACAGTACGAGATCGTTACCTCACCTAAGGCGCTGATCGAAGGTTGTGTGGCGTTTATCAAAGCTAATGATAAGAAAGCTTACAATCAGCTCAACGATGTACAACTTAAAGCGCACCTGATAGAGGCATCTTTTTCAGGGCAGATCAGATTCATTTACAGTGCACCTCCGTTTGCGATAACAAGTGTCGCAACGTGGGAAGTCAGGCACGAAGATCGGGCAGTTCATCTAATTGGAATTGTCGGAACAAAAGATTTTATGTACATAATGCTTAATGAGTGGAAGGATAAGTATCCGTTCTATGCGTTGAGCTATTATCGTAATGGAGTTCTAAAGCGTAGGCACAACCAACAAAATTTTAACCAGAACTAATATGGGAGGAGGACCAGAATACAAGGGCTCAGGGGAGACAACGGACGATATGATGCAGGCGTGGGCTAAGCACATGCCTGAGCTAACTCGTATCATGGGACAGAACATTCTGCCTATGGAGCGTTCGCAGTTGGATGCTCAGCGAGAGATTGCGCCCGGTCAGGCGAAGCTTAGCTATGATCTCTCCGATGAGTTCATGCCCAAGTTTACTAGACTTGGCATCGATCAAAATAGGCAGCAAGCGCAAGGGCAAGCTGAGAGCGATCTCAGTCTCATGTCGGGCACTGGGCGGGATCTTGCGCGCGAGACTCTGCTTACTCAAAAGGAACTTGATCCTGAGTTCTTCAAATCGCGTGAGCAGTCAGGCGATGCGCTCACCAAGTTGTTTGCGTCACTCGATAGTCCAACCACTGGCTTGTCTGGCGCCGAACGCGAAGAGACTACGCGCTCGCTGGCGCGCGACAATTTCTCGCGCGGCAATGCCGACGCCACGCAGCAGTCCACACTTGAGGCTGCGATGAAAATGGGCAGCGCAGGCCAAGCGCGCAAGCAACAGAAGCAGAACGCAATTGGCCAAGCCGTAGGCAGTGCGGCCGGAGCGATGCCTGCATTCCGCACTGGGATCGATGCGTTACAATTGACCACTGGCCGCGCCTCGCAGCCCAACGCAGGGCTTGGGCAGTTTGGCGGCGTGACCGGAGTGGGCGATAAGACCATGGGAATGGGTGGCCAGCTCTTGCAGCAAGCTGGTACTTTTGCAGGCAACAAGCAGAACAATCTGGCTACGAAGAAGAGCTTCATTGATAACTTTAGTCAGGTCATGGGATCTCTGCCAAGTTGCTGTTGGACTTTCCGTGAGTTCACTGAAAAGTTCCCGGACGGTTTGCCTTGGTACATTCGTGCGTCACGCGATGCGCACTACACGCCTGCGCGCTACGAAGGGTATCGACAGTTTTCCTGCGTTATGGTACCCTTGATGCAGAAGTCAAGAGTCATTAGAAAGCTTGTAGATCTTACATTCGTAGATCCCATGACGCGTCACGCGGCTTGGCTTGCAAAGCTCAACACATACGGATGGGTGTTCCATCCGCTACAAAAATTATGGCTTGGCTTTTTCAGTTTGCTAGGTTCACGCAATGGCGAACCTGTCGAGGGGCTCAATTAAGGTTGGGCTTCGGTAAATCCCTAGAGTTCTGGTATATGCCGGCGCGCACTGAAGTGCCGGCACACACTCACGGATTTTCCAGTTGGTTTGTGTTGCTTGCCGGCTACGGTGCCACTGTGCACTGTGCCGGTAAAACCATTTCTTGGCGCATGTTCCGCGTGCACAAAGTGCCGGCACATGCTCCGCATTGGTTAAGCACGGTTAAACCTTTGATTTTCGTATCATTTCAGTCACATGATGATACACCTGTTAGTGCATCGGAAGACTTTATTCACGTATGAGTGCTCAGTATTCAAAACGAAAACAGGCTCCAGTTGAAAATCAGCCTAGCTGGGAGCAAATTTTTAACTGGATGTCGACCAATGGTGGCCAGCAGTCGGCGCAAACTCTTGCCCAAGCGCAAAAGATTGCGTTTGATTCAAAGCCCCAGCAGCGTGCGGACATGGGCGGCCTTGCATCGTTGGCGATGGGTAGTCCGGCGGCGGCCGCTGGCCCGCGCACCATGCAGCAAGCCGAAGGTGTTGTCGATGGAGCTTCACGTATTAAGATCGGTAACCCTGCAAGGGGCAACATCGATGTCCCATCGTTTCTTAGGCCTCGTGTGAATGAGGCTTCGTTGGCAACCCTTGCCAGCGATCCTATGGCCAATGTTGACAAGTACAAGACTGCCGGTTGGTGGCGCACGTTTCTGGGTGACCAGTCCAATGCGCTGAACAATGCGCGATCTGGAGCCCGGGAGAGTAATATGATGCAGCAAGGTCTTCAAGCTGCCGATCATGGCAGAGCAATGGAGCTTGCTACAAGCAATAATGCTGCTCGATTGGCACAAGTGCGTGAAGAAGTTAAAGGTCGCGTGGACACAGCTGATCTTGACCGAACGCAGGCATTGAATATTGCCACTCAGACCGATGCGACGAACAGGCAACGCAATGAGTTTCTTAATAAGCTTGGTCAAGAGAGGAATGACAATCAAGGCCGACGTATTGATGATCAGGGCCAACGTATTGATGATCAACGCGATTTTGAACAGGGGAGGCTTGACATTTATGGCCTGCCTATTAATGGTACAAGTGGCCGTGGTGGTGGCCGTGGCGCGGCTAGTGGTGATGGCAGTATTGGAAATATCCCAGGTGTAAGGTTTAATCCTAATGGCACTATCACACGGGTGAATCCTGACACGGGCGCGGTGACTACCGAACATATCACGGATCTCACGCAACCTGCAAATCCTGCCGCGGCCGGAGATCCTGACGGAGTCAGGAGAGACGTTGAGGCAGCTACACAAGCTGGACTTACACAAGAGCCCGAAGGTAATGCCTTTCAGGGAGGTGTTAGGGGCATTAAAAGTTTGATCTCTGCCATGGCTGAACAGCAATTCGGAGGCCCTGTTAACAGCATCCGAAAGGTATACGACAAGAACGTACAGCCATTTGTAGACCAGTTGAAGCTTGATGATCAGAATGCAAAGATGTCGGAAAACCATGAGTTGCGTGAGAAGTACATTCTGAATAAGCGATCGAAGAAGAAGAAGGCTAGTGCCAACTAACCTCACAAATAATCATGATTACACCACAACAAAAGTATAAGATCCTTGTTGACAACGGCTACGATCCATCGAAGAACTGGATCGACGACGAGGGCAATGTCATCGACTCGCCGCAGGATGGCAGTACGATGGCGGGAATCAAAGCTGCCGCGTACAATATTCCCAGCACTGTCATGGGTGTCGCGGGCGCAGGACTCGGCGCACTTGGCGCTGGCTTGGTGACGGCGCCTAGCGGACCCGGAGCTGTGGCGGGTGCCATCACTGGCTCTGTTGCAGGCGGTGCAGGTGGCGGTTGGATTGGAGATAAGATCGAAGAGGCTTTGTATCCTAAGTCGTGGCAGCTTGGGCAAGAGGCGCGGCAGGTTCGCAATCCAACGGCGTCAACCGTTGGCGAGGTTGGTTCGTCGCTTGCGCTTATGCGCCCCAGCGTTGGAGTCACCAAAGATGCGCTCGCTGGTTTGCGCTCACTTACTTCTGGCGCCGGTACGTTCGGCATGCGCCCGGCGCAGTCGGCCGCGTTTAACAATATCGTCATTGGCGGAGGTCTTGGCGCCGGCACCGACATGGCGCGCGGTGGCGACGTGCAGTCTGTTTTGACCTCGGCGCTTCTTGGCGCAGCGCAGCACCAGCCCACGCGGCTGGGCGCGCGGTTGCCCGGAATTACACGGCATGTCAGGGACACTCCGCTGGATAGCGCAGTCAATCCTGCCGATCTAAATGCACCGCCTCCTCAGGCGCCTGCGGAACCTGCTGGTATTTCTCCGGAAGCAACTGCCGCCAATGAGGCATTGCTTAGGCGATTTGTGCTTGACAAGCAGGCGGCCAAGCTGCGTGAAGATATCGCACGTCGGACCGAGAACGATCTTGCAGAAGCGCGCAGGCTTGGTGTAATGGAAGGTATGGCTAAGCGCGGGCCGACTGGCGAAGTTATGCCCGAAGGCACAATGCCGCCTGCCTTTGATCAAGTTAACAACATGCCGCCTCGTGCGCGCGTGGTTGAGAATTTGGTTGAAAGTGCCGAGTCTGGCGAGCAATTCACCATTCGCGGCGAGCAACCTTTTGCGGATCAATCGGGCGCGCCCATGCACGGTGCGTTTGAACCCACTGGAACTTTCGAACGCGGAGTTCCTACGCAGTCTGGCTTTGCCGCAGATGGTTCCAGAATTCCTAGGGATCTGCGCACAGTTGAGCAACGTGTTGCCGGCACTAGACCGTTTGACAATACGCCAGATCAGCGGCCTGCGCAAAATCTGCGCCCGCCGCAAGAGGCTCCCTCAGTTGAGCGGCCTCCTGTGATTCCTGACGAAAGCTCTCCGGGGCATCTGGATGCAACCCGCAATTTGAAGTCTTCCAGCAATTGGAATAAGTGGTGGGCTGACAACGCTAGCGAGAACTTTCGTTCGCTGATGCGCTTCGGCACGCCGCGCAATGAGAGTGGCGCGCAGGTCGCGGGTCGCACGGATGTCAAACGTGTTGGCAATAATGCACGCAACATTGATGTGGCAACCGATGCGTACACCGATACTGCGCCGCACGAGCTGACGCACGCACTGATCCTGGATGTTCTGGATCACGGAAACTATGGTGAGCAGCGCAAGATGCGCTCGCTGTTGCAGGCTGCAAATGTGCCGGAAGAGCAGTTTGTGCAGGGAGTTGGCGAGGATGTAGTCAAGCGTTTCTTGGACAAGACCACTGATTCTTGGCGAGATGACTTCGGCTCGTTCATGCGCTATAAGATGGGCCGGGCGTCGGCACAGGATGCTCGGCGCATCATGTCAAACGTCATGTTGCGCGGCGGTGGATCCAGCAAGATTGTCGACAAGTTTAACGCGCGCCCGCCCGCGCGGCCGGAACAGGGAGAAGAGCGAACCGACGATCCGGTGCCAGCGGCACCGGACGGTTCGACTCGCCTCGAAGCCACGACGCCAGAGCAACCCGCACAGGCGGATACTATCGTTCCCGAGGCTGTCCCCGCGGCGGAGCCGCCAGAGCGAAAAGCTTTGCCTATTGCAGAAGAGAAAGCTCCATCCGTTGCGGAAGAGGAAGCTCCAGTTAGAGTAGGGGAGCCAGATCCATACTTTTACCCTGATGTGGAGCCATTCAGTGTGGGCAAAAAGTTAGCCAAGCCCGCCGCCGCAGAGCGCAAGTTGCTTGGCCATGAGCCACTGAATCGCAGCGAGCCCGATCGCGGTGGTGACTTGCAGCGTGCTCGTGAAGAGCTTGCTCAAGTTAAACGTGAGCGCGATGATCTGCTTAAGTATAGTGGTGAGTCAATTCCTGCCAATGCACGTATTGCCAAGGCTAACAAAGCTGCCGCAGCCGAATCTCCGGCAGACTTGGAGAATCGCCGCATTGAGGCAAAGCTCGCCGGCGAAGAGCGCCCCAAATACCAAGAGTTTGGACCCAATCGCTCTGACAAAACCTATGGCGATTTGCCTGAAGCACCTTCGCGTATCAGCACTTCTGTGTTTGAATCGGCCACTCAAGCTGCTGCGCGTTCTTCTAATCCTACCGTGCGCTACGTCGGCGATAAGCTTTCCGAGCTTTTCCCTGCGCAGCGCGCAATGCAAGGTAAGTACCGCACGTTGCCTGACACATTTGAGAAGCTCAACACCAAGGATCGTGATGTCCTGAATCGAATCATGGTCGACGAGGATTTCAATTCAGTCTCTGGAGCGGCCACCGTTCCGGCGCGTTTGCGTGGGGCGTACAATGATGTACGCGTTACGTTGAAGCAAATGCGCGTCGATCAGCTTGCCGCCAATCATCCTCGCGAAGATGGCTCCATGCCCAGGATGGATCCGTTTTACTTCCCCAATGTGATCGATCCTTCTGTGCGCAAGACGCTTAACAGTGAGATCGACTCGCCACGCTATAAGGCATTGCGCGATGAGTTCATTGATTACAACACGCGTTCGCTCATGCGTTCGCGCAAGCTGACCAAAACTGTTGCTGAAGGTGAGGCGACGCAATTGTTTGAGCGCTATGTGACGGACATCGGGCGCACGGCAGTTGACGACAAGTTCAACTTCGGCTCAGTTGGATTGCCCTCCGGATCCAAGTTGCCCGGACACTGGATGCACTCTGACGTTGTGGCGGCGATGAATCAGTATGTGCGCAGTTGGTCTAAGTCGCGCACGTTCTTTGATACGATCCGCTCTGACGATCGCGCCATGACTGCTCTGGGCCAGTCGGAGTATTTCACCAAGGGCAAATCCACACCCGTGACATTCAAGGATGTTCCAGTCGCAGGTGATGACAATATCAAGTTCTTGTTGAACGAGGCTTCTGGCGTCGGTGCGCAGAAGCAGGATACTATTACGAGATCTGTTGGCCGATTGGCTTCCACGTTGTGGCTGGCCAATCCTATCACACGTATGGTTGACGTTGCCACTAGCCCTTTCAAGGCTCTTGGTTATGTTAAGCCTACGCAGATTGCCGGATTGATCGGCAATCTTAGGAACCTTAATTCGTCAATCAGTCGCGCGCACGACACTGGTTGGGTTAAGTCTGGCGGCAACACTGTTGTTGGCGAAGTCCTTGGCGCGGGCGAGTCATTTACAAATTGGCTGGACAAAACTTCCCGCACGATTACCAAGTACACCGGCTCCGAGAAGCTTGAGCATCTTGGGCGCGGGCTGGCGCAGAACAGCGGAGAGTATATCTTCCGTGTTAACAATGCGTTGGCTCTTGCGGGCGACGTGAAGTCCACGGCTTTCCTCGATCGCGTTGCATCTAATTGGCGCAAGTTGCCCGAGGCTGAAATGGGAACACGCATCGGTCAGCTGTTTCAGGGTAAGTATGATGCGACCAACTTGCCTAAATGGCTCAGCGATTCGCCGGCGGCGCCGTTCTTCTCGCTGTCGCGTTGGAACATTGAGCAGTGGAATAACTTCCGAGAGTTCGCAATTAAGCCTGCGCGCACCGGAAACTACGCACCGCTGATCACGATGATTGTGTCGGGCATGATTGGCGGCGTTGCCGTGAAAGAGATTCGCGAATCGATGAGCGGTCGCAAGTCTCGGATTGCTAACATTGACGAGATGCTCGCCGCGCCGGAAGGTTCGGCTAAGTATCAAGAAGGTGTGCGCTATCTCGGTAATCTTGCGCAACTCACAGGTACGGGCGGCATCATGATGGAGATTGGTAACATGGCCCTTCAAGTTGCAGCCAAGGACAAACCGCAAACGCCTACGATGCCAGCCTATGAGCTTGGGTCCGAGGTTATTCCGCGCGCAATCGCGGCGGCCAGAGCTATCGCAGAGGGCCAAGATCCGCTGACTGTGGTTTCGGCATTTGCCAATGATCTGGCTGACGGGCAGGTTAGCTTCGCACGTTTCGTGAAGGGTGTGGGAGGTCGTACAGGTTTACTCGAAGGTGCTGGCGAGGATCTGAAAGACGCCAACTCGCGCCGTGACCTGCGTGTTAGCAAGCGTTTGCGCGATCAGGATATTCGTGAGGCGCCTGACATGCCTATTGATTACAGCAAGGCAGAGGAGCGCGACATGGAGCGCACACGCAAAAAGCCTGAGATGATGGAAAAGGCTAGTGAGTTGAAGTCCAAGATCCGCAAGATGCCTAACAGTGGTGATCGCACAAAGGCATTTGCAAGCGCGGCCGCAAGCCGGATAAGCTATGTGCCATCCAAGGATAATGATCCTAAGGAGTTCAGGGATCACATGAAGTTTGTAGAAGCTACGCAAGGCAAAGATAGTGTGAAAGCTTTGCGTGAGCGCTACTTGCGCGATCTGGTGTTGGCCGAGAGACGCCGAGCGTACTTCAAACAATAAGTAAATCGACATAAAAAAAAGCCCACCATAAGGTGGGCTTCGTTTTATCTACTCTATTCCTTGTTTCGTTTGCTTGCTACCAAAACTACCCAAGCTCCAATGACCACTCCGATCAGTGGAAGCAGTGCAATCACTGCGTAGCGCAGTGTGACGGACAATGATAGTTCAGTCATTTTGTGGGCAAAAGGCGCGGATCTTGATTTAGCATTGAGCCGTGCCCCCAAAGTCCCGTTGAACCGGGTGTATTTAAAAAGGGATTGGTTGTACCTGAACTGCCTGGCGACGACGGCCCCGGCGGCTCTTGATGTAAAAGGCCCGTTGTAGAAATTACAGGTTTCAAAACAATCCCTGCCGCACAAGTTGCATAACCGATCAAGTCTACCCAACTGTCTTGATGTGTTGGGATATTTTGAGTGCGTGCAAGTTTGAACAGGATCATCAACGATCCTACATCCAAGGCAGTAACTGGCACGCCAAGATACACTGACCAATACTTGGCGATGCTTGTGAAGTTATCTTCCGCGTCGCCGTAAGTTAAATTGCGATCAGTGCACACGCACTGCTCAGCTTGACGTAAGAGCTCCTTACGCCTTTGCGCGTTGTTATTTGATAGTACTTTACTCATGATTTATATTGCTGTGAATGTTTCTTCCTTTTGACTGATCCCGCCTGACAGTATCAAGTATTGAAGCACCTCGTCGAGTTGCTTCAGTGTTACTGCACCGTAGTACGCTTTTGCAATCTCTGCCTGTGTTTTTGATCCTTCACGTGACAACCACTTATTAAGTTCGCGGGCCACGATAGCCAACTCATTGATGTCCGTCTGGTCGTACGCGAAGTGCCGGAATAGCTCGTACGATTGAAGCTTGGTAATGGCTTGCTCTAATGTGCTGGCTGCGATCGGCGTGCGCAACCGCTCTTCCGGATCACCTTCTGCAAAGTGCATTGCAATCGCATACTTCTGCCACTGAGGTGATTTGTTGGCATTGTATGATTGCAGCGACTTGTGATTATTCACGTTGCGCTTGGCCAAGTTCATCCAAGTCTGCTCGCCGAGAATCTTGGCTTCGCTGGAGAATGTTAGTTTACCGCATACCTTGCTCAACCTTTCCACATGATTGCATAGTTTCAATCCGGCTTCTAATTCCTCAGGCAAGAAGTCTCGAACCAAGAATTGCTCGAACTCGTTCTTGTCTGCGTAAATGATTATGATGCGACGATCGAAGCCTGTGCCCATGATGTCGCATCGTTGTAGCTTCTTCATATCTTGCGGCGTTGTGCCCGCCAGAAAGTTAAGCAGCGGATGGCTGAGTGGCTTGTGGCCGCGGCTTAATGTGTCGCGGTCAAAATCTACGCCACTCCACATCGAGCAGAAGAACTTAACAGCGTTGTTAGCTTCTACATGGAAGAAGCTCATTAGCTCGTCTAGCTCCAAACGCAAACTCGCATACATGTAGGGCATTACAACAGTGCCATTCATGTAGCGAGTGCTTCTGGTCGAATCTGCCAGACGATGAATCAGTGCCTCATAAGATCCAGAGTCCGGACCTTTGGTAATGAATGGACGCGTTGGATTCTTTGGATCGACAAGAGAATCTAGGACATGCTCGGCGGCACCGGTTGCCAAGCCTTTGCCGACGCCCGCGTCTGCGCAAAATAGTATGTATTGATTCGGATACACTGTGCCACCGCCGGCGCCCAGCCATACACGGCGCTCAAGTGCGGCGCCTATCGTGTAGTAAAATGCTGCATCAAGAAATTGCCGCGGTGCATGAAGTCGTTTTGTGTAGAGTTTCCATAGATCCAAGTTACTCATTACTCGTAGAAAGGAGAGCCACGATTGTATCACCCTCTGCGAATTCCGCAGAGACGATGCGCATGCCGATGTAAATGTCACCGGGCTTTAGTCCCAATGAATTGAGAGCTAGCTCGGCGTTGCTGGAAACTAAGAGTCCATTGGGCTTCAATCCGTAACGCGCAATGAAGGCGTAGTAGTCGGTAGTGATGGACAGCTTAATTCGTTGGTTACTCATTGGATGCCTTGATCCACTCATTAGAGTCCCTCATACCAGTTGGATTGGTGTCAGCATCGTATGCTCCCCAATTCGAGCCAATCTGTACTTCTGAGTTCATGGTGAATTCGCAATCGTGGCCTTGAAGTTTTACCCTCATAGCGTTCTGCATGAAAGCAGCTGCCGTGCTTGCATCTTCGCAAGTTACCATTACGGCGGCCGAATCATGCTTGTTGGAGCACGTGGCATATCCCGCTACGCGTGCGCGACGAATGGCTTGATGGGTTATGCAACCCACCGTGGACTGCGGGCGCCAAGAGATTGCCTCGCGAACATAAGAATCAGTAAGCTCGCGTGTAAACAATCTTGTGTAGCCGAAGTGGTTGACAAGCTTTCGCTCGCGTCTAAGTGTAGTTTCAACACTGTCCTGCCAAGCAACTACTTCCGGAAACAAACGCTTGAACATATCCAGAAATGCACGACATTCTGCAATGGACAATACAAGCTTGCCCTTTGATTGCTTTATGTTTGCATTACGGAATGTGATTGGACCCATCTTGTAAGAAGATCCGTGTGCCGTCCGCTTGCCAATGTCGTAAGGCTTGCCCGACTTTTTGATGCGCTTGTGCAACTCGGCCCAGTTTGGCAGCTTAGTAAACTCTGCCACTTCTTCGTTCAAGAACGGAGAGTCGGCGGCCAGACCAAAATAGGATGCAAAGATTTGCATCGCTAGGTAAGTGTGCGGCTTGACTCCGTTTTCAAACAGAGCACGATAACGCCCCGGCGCGGAGTCATAAGCTACAATCAAAGCTTCGGCGCCGCTTTGATCTGCTTGCACTATGACGTGGCCGGCCGGGGCTTCCAGATGATCCAGAGTTTCTTTGTCCGGATTTTGTAGATTAAGTCCGTAGGTATTGAAGTACTGCGTCGCGCTGAGGCGGAAGCTGCGTGTGCCAGCTTGCTTGTAACATGTGATGGCCCTTAATCTATTAGTGTGCATTAGTCCCTTTCTGACATTGGGATACACCAGCGGCACAGTCCGTCGAACATATCGTGCTGATAGCGCGAGCGAAGACAACCTGTGCAGGTAACCTTCCCGTCGCCGTGGTTGTCCAGATCCTTCTGCGTTACACCCGGAGGTAGATTGTCATCTCCTCCGAACAAACTCATTTGCTCATTCATAATGCTTAGTGAAGATTGCTCCCTCAGCTTCCGTGTCGCGCAGGTCTGATGCCTTGTTTGTGAAGTGAGTTGGGTAGCGAAGTTGGAGCTTTTCGATGTTGAGATCGCAGATGGCCTCAAGCGAAGTGTTTGCCAATGCTGCATAAACTCGCAACCAGCCAAGAAGATCTGAGCAGCCAATGGAGTAAGGACACCTATCGTGTACCTTACCGTAAATGTATTCACGCTTTACTGCGTCACACAAATGGCTGACAATGTACGTCAGATTACCTTCGTCCACTGTAAAGTGTTCGCTGATTGGCTGATCCATTGAGCTCTCAGGGTAGTTGATCGAGTCGCACAACAGTGCGGTGAACCACGCAACATCACCAATCTCCTCAATACGATTTGATTTCGTGATACTGTGGAGTACTTCGTTGATCTCGGATGCGAGACCCAGCACCGCGTGCAACCTGCGCTCCTTATTGTCTTTGAGTTTGATCTCAGTGCGCAGTGCGAGTTTAATGTATTCGTTGAATTTCATTTAGATTTCTTTGGATTGCTTTAACTTGACTACCTCTGCTTTGAGTGCATGGATGCGTTGGCCCATTGAGACTGCGTGTGAACCGGCGTTGGTGAGTTTGGCTTTTAGTTCCATAATTTCCTCATGTCGTTCGTTAGCGATTCGGACCATTGAAACAAGGTCTGTGGGGTGTGTGTTTAGCTCAGCTTCCAATGACGCTATAGCCCTAGTGGCAGTTTCATTGCTTATTCTCAGGTTGCGGCTGTAATCGGACAACTTGACAAGTTTCGTCCGCAGCTTTTGCATAGCCCCTAGGTGGCACCTAGTTCCGTAGACATCTATAACGGTCGCTCCCTTGCGCATGGTCGACCCGCAACTGAAGAGAATTTGACCCACAATACTCATTCCGGCGCTTCCACACTCAGGGCATTTCATTTGCCCCTCCTAGCGATGCGTCGCCAGAGGATGACGCAGATCATAGTTAGGAGGGCGAGGCCGCAGTACCACATTGGGTCAGGTGTCATGGATGTCATAGGGAGTTTAGGAGTTCCTGTTTGGTGAGGTAAACAATATCGGTTACATGGAAATCAAGTGACGGAAAAGCTACTTGGCGTTGTGTGTAGCGCACACTTGTGGCTTTGTCTTGTGTGAGTACAATGCACACTTGATATAGTTTGCACTCTACCGGGACATTGTTTGACATCAGCCAAGTGCGAATGCCTGGGAGAAACTCTTGTTCGATTGTCATAGGGAGTTAGTAAGTTTATTTGGTTTTAACACGTTCACTGGGTTGCACCGCCCGGATGGCAGTTCGCCAGTCACGCGGTTCTTTGAGATGTTTAATAAAGCCAAGACGTGAATACTTCAAGGTGCTGGGCTTAGTAAATCCCCAGCAATACCCAAGCGGTTTAGGCCGACGAGCGTACCAGTAACATCTGCCGTAAAGGATGTCCACGGCGATGAATCTAGCCTGCTTCGGTAGGTTTTTGAATGGCTTCTGCCATCGCTCAAGTTTACTCATCGCTTTGCCTCCGGTGAGAACAGCATCACTCGAACATCAGGCAATTCCACAAACGCCCACTCAATGCGAGGAAGCACGTCGCCCCAATCCAATCCGCCGTTGCCACAACCGAGTGCCGGAATGGCGATGGAGCGGATGTTCAACTGCTTCACGGTTGCCACCAAATCCTTGAGTCCAGCCTCAATTTCATCCAACCGACTAACCGCGCGCCAGTGACGCTTGGTCGGGAAATTGATTATCCAGTGCGGGTAGCCGAACAGTGGCCCACCTAGGTAAAACACCTGCATCTTGCCAAGCTTCACCTCGCCTGCTTTGCACACCATCTTGTAGGCGTGGAACATCTGAGGGTAAGCCTGCTTGAATTGCAGTGCGATGCCTGCGCCCATGACGCCCACGCAGTTCACTGCGTTTACTTGCGCATCCACACGCGCCTCCAGTAAGTTACCTTTAGTTAGTTCAATCATATTACAACGTAGTGTGCGCCGGGATGACTTCAGTGCGGCAAGCTTCGCCCACCAGCGGAAACTGAGCCTTGAAAATGGAGGCAACTCGCGTTGCCACTTCGCGATGTTCCAGCTGCGTACCTTCGGCCAGACGCTGTGCAAGATAGTGGATCCACGATCTCACTGAGCCTGTCATGTAAATGCGAGTAGAGGTGCACAAAGGCAGCACCATTCGAGCGCACTCTAGCGCAACACCATCTCGCAAAAGGGATGCGTACAAGCTAAAGCAACTAGCCAGTTGTTCGCGAACTTTAGCGTTAAGTTCCATGGCGTCGGCGTGCTGCCTGTCAAGGCTACCTTGCCTGTTGGTTGAGCCCTTCTCACGCAACTGAACCTTTTCGAAGAAGTCATCATTGGTCTTGCCATAGTAGCCTTCCCACAGCTTATCACTACTGCTGTACCTTTGGCTGAACTCTTGGAACGTGAAGCTACGGTGCCGCAAGATTTGCGTACCGATGGCGCGTGAGGTTTCAATCTCGACAGTCATTGAGACTGACTCGAAGATTGACCAATGGCCTTTGCGAATGCAGTAACCAAGCAGGCGCGCCGAGGTTTCAAAGTTGTTTTGGTTGGCCGGATTAGACACTCGCGCAATGTGCACGATAAGTTCTTCCGCCGTCTTTGGCCCTGTGTCCGACGGGCAAGGTTGCGTTACCGAGATAAGTCTTACGTTCATAATTTGTTTGTTAACTTTCCTTGGATACGTTGTCGAAGTGATGTTCGATCTCTACCTCAACGGCATCAATGTCAACCGGATCTTTGTCGCAATTGAACCATTCGTCCTTATAATCATTATTCCTGTAACCAAGAAACCTGATGTACTGGTATACTACAACCATCTTCTCATTGTAACTGTCGTTCTTTCGCCAGCTAGCTTTTTGAGCTTCGGTCAACTGCAAGACAGGATCATTTGTGTCTATGTATTCGTAATTCATGTTGCCTTCTCCTTAACCACCAACTTGTGGTAGCTAAGCGGAAGGCCCGCCGCAGCGGGTTCGCCTATTGTGAGATCTACTCCTGACCCGGAGAGATCAAATGCTTTCGGTTGTCGTAGGTCTTGACGATATCGCCCAGTGCGAAGGTGTAATTGTGGACGACATCACCTTCGCCCGGGGTGAAGAGGTACAACTCAATCTGGCACTTATCAAGGCAGACTGAAAGCTGACCGCCATCGAATCCGTATACATCAATCCCTCCATCGCAGTCTTCATGATCTCCAAGCTCTGGGATGTTAAGATTGTACTGAGCGTTGAGTGCCAAGCGTGCAGCTTCGCAGATGTTAACCTCCGTGGGTTTCAGGTTAGCCACAGCTGCTTTGGGCTTCTTAATTTTGGATGCAAACCCGTCGATGTCTTCCTCCTTGACAATGTATTTCCAGTTTTCCAACCTCGTAATTGCCTCTTCATCCCACACAAGCATCCTGTTGTTATCAGCTTGTACGTACTCATCATGGAGTTCGATCATAAAGACCCCCCACTGCCTGGTTGTAATGATTGAGCACACTCCACGATCGGACAGCTTGGATGCCATGTACATTATACGGCCCGATCTGTTGATGCTGAGGGCTGTGTCAGTATCGGAACATCCGTCATGACGGATTACCACACCTTCGAGAGCAATAACATTCAGGATGTCACTTGCTTTAACTGTTATCATTTGTTTTTTCCTTCTGGTTCACAAGTCGAGACCGATGTACACAGGATTCAAAGGAACACCTGCGGTTGATAGTGAAAGATATTTAACCTTGATGCGCATAGGGTAATCCTTGATGAACTCCTGTCGCTCCGGGATATTGAAGCCTGAACCTACAGAGAACTTAACACCGTTCTCCATGCGGCACAACAATCCGCCCAGCATACCGTGCATCAGGGAATTAGGATCCGCAAGCTCCGCGCCAATGACATCCACTTCCATGTCGCGCCACGATTTCAGCTTCCTGATGTTGCCATTGACGCCGGGTATGTAGACACCATTCAAGAAACGGTAGATGTAACCGTCGGTGTTGCCTGTCGTGACATTGTCTAGATCATCTAAATTGTACACGCCCGACTCCCTCACCTGACTGTACCGAAACTTGTAGGGAATCATCCTACTCTTGTCGGGTGCGTCGAAGGCAACGTAGTTTAACTTGAGCGCATCGGGCGCCATCTCGTCGCGCTCATGGTTCAACATGCCGCAAATAACTTGCAACGGAATATCGTCAGCCCAGATCTCACCATCTAGATCGAGGCGCGTTTTCTCCAGTGCGGCATAGATAAGCGGAATCAGGTGCTGCTTGAATGCAATCCCACGCTTAGAGTACAGTGTCTGCGACGCCGAATCCCAGCGTGCGAAGACACCGTTAAGTTTGGGGCGGCACTCCCAACCGGAAGTGACAGGCTCGGCGAAGACCTCGCACGGCCGCGAGATAGACGCAGCAATGGCTGCATTGCGTGTTTGTTTCATCGCTCGTTGAGTTGAGTGTATGGTTTATAATTGATGGACGATAGTCGCTTGGAATTTTCCTTGATCTCAAGCAGCACTTGCAAAGCCACATTCTTAGGATGTGTGATCAGTAACTTGTACAACGTAGTAGCATCCGTCGCCGGCGCGCCGCTGTCGGTAAGCGTAGGAGGTTTGTATTTGAGTTTGTCGTACAACCAAATCTGTACCTGCTTGCCGGAGTTAGGATTGAAATCACTGACACCAACTAGCAAGCGCATGATGCGTTCAAGCTGCTGGGCGGCGACAGACAAGCGCTTCCGATGATGCGCCAACCTGCGATCATTGATGTAGAACCCGAGCAAGCCAGTGAAAAGATAATCAGGGATGCTATCGCAAACTGATTGGGCGCTGGCACTCAAGGGCAACATCATCTTGTGAACCTCGCGCAATGCGTACACATCACGCGCATTGTACACCAGCAAAGTCTGCTGCTGCTTGTGGTTGTGAGGACAGAATGTGCCAGCCTCATCCTTGTGATAAGGTAGATTGGTAAGCGCTTGAATCACATGGGCCAAAGACTTGTCAGCCTCGGGAAACATGCGATGCCAGATAAGCATGGTATCGTGTATCTTATCTCCGTGCGCCAAGCCATGGAACATTGCCAAGAATGGCAAGTCGAACGCGGCGTTGTGGATCACAACTGTGTAGCGTTTGAGCGCTCGCACCAGCCAGACCATGCTGTCCAGTGCGTCGGGTTGCAACTCTCCTTTGTAATTGTAGATCGTAATGGAGAACACCGCGCCTTCGTCAAACCCTACAGTAATGCACTGCAATGTATTGGTAGGCGGGTGTGTCTCAATGTCTAGGTAAAGATACGTTGAGTTTGGAAACCCACAATTTACCAACGACTCCATCCGCATGCTAAACGGACGATGCTTCTGTATGGGCGCAATCAGTTTCTCAGTGTGGATCTGTATCCAGAAGCGATAATTAATACGCTGAGTGGTTGCGCCATCTTTGGCCGAACCTGCATCGTCCTCGTCGGGTTCGCTGTCTTCAACCCCGGTGAACAACTCGTCAATCTTGCGCACGTCTACGGCGTCTTGCGGATGGTAAGAGCACACGTAAGTTACATTGCCACGCTCAATCACCACACCCACATCGCGTTCAGTGAATCCGCACAGCGCCCAAGCTTTGGGTCCGGCCAGAACACAATGACTAACCTGCGGTATAGGCATGTCGGACCAAGACACAGTGTGCGTAATGCTAAGCTCTAGCGATATGTCTTCAAGAAAGACTTGAGCAGGTCCTGAGAATGCCTTGTTAACTAAATCATAACGCGACCTATGTCCTAAAACATAATGTACATTCATATTGAAAAGAGAAAGGCGCGAGCCCTTGTGGAGCTCGCGCCTCATACTGTCTGTGTCTTGCTGGCTTAGGCCAGACCGGCGGCCTCGGCGGAGATCGCACGCGGGCGGTTGGCATCGGCGAACCTAATGCCATACCCGATGACGATCTTCTGGCCGTTGACGATCTCCGGCTCGTAGGTCCCGGGCTGGTTCTTGTAACGCTCCTCGGCTTTGAGCGAGACGTTCATCAGAACCATACCTTGCAAGTCAGCAGCGGCCCCAATGGCCAGCTCGGTGCTGTCAACTTCTGCCGGCAGCTCATCGCCCAGCAGGGTCTCGATCTCCTTGACCCATCGGTTGTCGTTCTCCGAAGCCACGATGTAGTGGTCGAACTTGCGTCCTTGAGTGCGGACGAGCTTTCCCTCGACAGGAACCTCTTTGGGAGAGAGGATCTCCAGCTTCAGAACGATCATGTCTGCGCCCGTGCGCTTGGACTTCTGGGCTTTGGCTTCCACAATAGCCACGTTGTAATACTCCTGCGGAATACCGCAGCTATTGTCAGGCAGTGCTGCTTTACGGATGAGTCCCATTTTGTTTTGTTTTGTTTTGTTTTGTTTTGAATTCCAGTCACTTAACGTGCTTGGAAATTACCTAGTGAGTGTTTCATGGAGGAAAACACAAGGCCTTGCAACCTCCGCCACTCCCGTTCTGGCGTACCCCATTCGTAGATCTCCTACGAAATCATAGCTCACTAGTCGCTGGCTTTCAGGGCTCAGCAAAATTGGCAGTACATTACTGATCCCTATTTATGTAATGTACTGTTATCCGTATCACAAGATACAGAGCTAACGGCCCATCCGACCGCTCGCAAAATAGGTAAGCTGCCTACGTGCCATGAATTACACGCAAGTGACGCGGCAGAATGTTATGCTCTGCGCGATACTTGGCCGCCGTGCGCCGGGCGATGCACATGCCGCGGGAGTTCAATACTGCAACCAAGGCTTCATCCGAGTAAGGATTCTTCTTGTCCTCGCCCGCGATGATCTCCACCAGCATCAACTTGACTGAGCGATTCGACGTGTCGACTCCGCTCGCGTTCGCCACACCGCATGAGAAGAAGTAACGCAACTCAAGAACTCCATGCGGTGTGCTCATGTACTTACCGGAAACCGCACGGCTCACGGTGGTCTCGTGCACGCCGACGGCATCGGCAACTTGCGACATGGTCAGCGGTAGTAATTCAAGGACGTTGCCACTTGCAAAGAAATTATGTTGCCGCCGTACAATTTCAGTTGCCACGCGGAGAATTGTATTCTGTCGCTGATGAATACTACGGATGAAGAACTTACCCGCTCTGATCTTCTCGCGAATGTAGTCACGCGTCGTCGCGTCGGTCGCCGCATGAGTTACCAAGCGCGCGACGCCACTGCTTATGCGCAGATTGGGTAAGTAATCCGAGCGTTGGTGAACTTCCATGACACCAGCGACGGCAACGACATCAAGCTCTGGCGTCACAACTGAGCTGTCAGCGTTGTAGAATTGCGCCGCCGGATAGGGATTTAACTTGGCAATCCACGCGCACGCATCGCACACCTCGTCATAATCCAGACCAAGAATCTCCGCAATTGTATTAAACTTGCGCTTACTTAATAACTCAAAGTGCCAATCCAAGATAGACAGCGCTAACGTGTTGGGATTTGCATGGCGCATCGTTTGAATCCTCAATGATTCGCGCAAGCTACGTGCGCCAATGCCCGGCGGTTCAAGCACCATCTGCATGCTCACGATGAAATGTTCAGTGAACAAATCTGATGGGACATTCAAGTACCCGCGCTCATCAATGTTCTGTGTAAATACCATTGCCTCGTCTCGAGCGTCGTATGTCAGATTGAGCATACCTTGAACCTGCTGCTCAAGTTCCTCTTGCAAAGTGTGCGGTGCCTTGGCCGAGTCAAGCATGAATTGCCTGCGCTCCTCGTCGGCATCCGATGAAGTGTTCAGTGAGCCTAGCGATTGTGAATCGTACAGGTCGCGGTCAAGTTCTAATAAGCTGCGCAACTCCTTGTCGAAGTCAGAGTCTTCGGCCGCAGGTTCCTTCGCCGGGTCGTACTGCACATCCAACGGCGGCTCGTGCGGATCGGCCATGGCGGCCTCCATATCTTCGCGAGTCTCGCGCGCCTCCACAGATTCCTCGACATCGCTGACCGACTCGAGCAGTGGATTGCTTTCTAACTCTTTCGAGACTAACGCGCGCAACTCCAGTACGGGTGCCGCAAGGACCGCCAGCGACTGTTGAAGTTGCGGCGACAAGACTAACGTCTGCCCTAATTTTTGTGTCAATGCTGTATTCATAATTTACTTTCTTAGTTGCAAACTACAGCCTACCCGCAGATAGGCTGCATGTCTGTAACTAAACCTTAGCCTCAGACTTTTCAATGAGCTTGAGAAGCCCGTTCATATCGGACGGAATTTGAAGCGCCTCCGTCACACCGCGCGGGATCTTAGCCTGCGACTTCCCATCCGATTGCAGCACGAAGAAGTATTGGTTCCGCTTGCCGGGCTCGGAAACAATCTTGATGTAGACCGCGTAGGCAAATGCTGCCTCGACCTTGCCCTCCATCTCGCGACCCATCACAGATGCGCGCTTGATCACCACGCCTGATGTGTTGCCCGTCGACTCCATCGTAAGCAACTCCGGCACTGCCAGCACAATCCAGCGCACACGTGAAGAGCGCGCGGCTTTGAGGAACTTGACAATGGCAGTCGTGTTCAGCTTATACGCTTCGTAACCCGCAGCCTTAGACTTGCAATCCTCATTTGCAGTGATGCCGTAGTCCGTGAACGAGTCAACGACTGCAATCTCAAACTTCGGATTGCTCTCCACGTGGCGCATGATGGCCAAGCAGTTCTCGCCGGACGTTGCCTTGAAGTAACAGTCTTCGGGGATCTTGTGCTGCCAATCAAATCCCTTAAGCTCAGTATCGATGAACGCAATCTTGCCGCTGGCCCAGTCAAGATTCTCAAGCGATGTGGTTTTGCCATGGCCGCTCTCGGCCACGACAATGATGTTTGCCACTGGCCTTGCACCAGTCTTTGCACTGAGTGGCAGCAGAAAGATTCCGTGCGAGGCAGGTTGTGGTGAGGCGGCGACGGCTGGCATCGCGGTCGCCATCATGTTGGCGCCGGCCGCCGACAATTCCGTGTCAGCGGGCCCCGTTGTTTTTCTAGATAAGAATGACATATCAATATTAATTTGTTCTGTTCAAAGGATCGTACCTGCCTTGGGTTAGCAGGTCAAATTCTGCCGTCCGTTCCATGACTGACTCGGCAAAGCAGACCTTCTTGTACTCGCAGTACTGACACGCATTGCATAGCATGCCGTTAGCGTTAGGCCTGTCTAAGGTGAAGCTCTCTACCATGCGAGGCAGCATAGCTGCCAGCGCTTTTTCGTACGTCCCGAATTGGTAGTCAGTCATGTACCGCTTCTTGTCAAGGTACCACCTAGGATCGGTACCATTGACTTGAATGATGCACACCTGAGATGAGAACTTACCTTCCCGCACGTCGTTGTACAGGTTCAGCGGTAGCATCGCTGCGCCAAACTTCCACAAGACCCACATGTAGAACTTGAACTGCGACTCGTGCGCGTACTTATCCAGTGCCGACTTCATCGCAACGTAGTGCGTCGACTTATAGTCAATGATGCGCACGCCTCCCTCGCCGTAGCCTACGTGATCCATCGTACCGCACAATACGATCTGAATCACTTCGCCATTGATTACAGTGCGCAGCCAAGGCTGCGAGAACTTAGCCTCCAGCAGCATTTCGCCGTCCACTTCGATGGCCGGCGGCAGCACGACAGAAGTTCGGCGCGCGGTGGCGGCGACGAGAGTCTTGACGGGCACGTTCGGGTAATCTTTACGCGCGGCCATGAGCGCCTCAAGGTGGTCGCCGGCGTTGCGTGTGTAAGTCTCTGCATATTTGTGCAGCGCAGACCCGATGTCCGGAATGGAGGTGTCACCCTTGTCACCGTGATACCCTCGCACTGTTAGCGAATACTTGAGATCGCAATCCAGTAGCTTGAGTGACGACGCGTTCACGAGTAAGAATCGTGAACCGGGTAAGATCTGTGGCTCGTATTCGAATGTCATAGTTTTTCTTTCTCTGCTTTTGCTTCTGCTTCCAACCTAGTTTTCTGACGCGCACGTACTAATGCCAACAGTGCTTCGTCCGATATCACTTTATCTGCGCGTTCGATCAAAGCTTCAACGGCACTGGCGGTTACTGTCGGTCGTGTATGTGGGAAATATGGTGCGAGGATCTTGCGAAGATCCGCATCCGACAGCTGCGCTGCGTCGGCCGGATACTCTAGCAACTCCTCTATAGTGGATGGGATTTTACCAAGGACTTTCATCTGACCCTCCTACTCTTTCGCTATCCCAGATAACCCTAAGGTTCTGAGCATCTTGTACGATGTGGATAATGCCGCGGTACTCTCTCGCCTGATCGGCGAACCAAGTGAAATCGTCGGGCGAGTAATCGCCCGGGATGTCTAGGTACTCGCCGGCATCGTGTGGCTTTGTGATCCAGTGCACAAACAATTGCTTGGCGTTGTAGTCGTGACCTGTTGCCTTGCCCAAGGCACTCACAGTGGTGTCCGCAATGACTGACAATCTGTTGCGCGGTGCAACATAGATAATGACATCACCTTTCACCAATTTGAATGTCATCATCTCAGTAAGTGTGATGAGATCCGCTGGATAGTTATTCAGGTTGTCTCGAACGTACGACCGCGCACGGTACAAATAAATCTGCATGGACCTAGGCGTAACCATAAAGGTCTCACCCGAGATAAGCATTGGCTTCTGCTTGTTCGCGCGCCATCGCGCCGCCAGTCGCGTCAGTGCCGCGGCATCGCGTGCGTTGTAGCCGTTGTGTCCGGCGGCGCTGATAGAATGTGCTGCCATTGCAGCCTTGTGAATGGTCTTAGGCATTAGCACTCCAGTCCCATTGTTCGGCGATCTCATCCCATTGAAGGCCGAGTTCGCGAAGTTGAATGCAAGCGTACAAGCGGCGAACAT